ATGAAAAGAGCGGATATCAAGCGCCGGCCGATGGCCGACACCACCCTCGCCAACCTCGAGCCGGAAGACAAAACCTACCGCGAGCACGACGGCCAGGGACTGTACTTCCGGGTCAAACCTTCCGGCCAAAAACTGTGGGAGCTACGGTACTCGAAACCAGGCTCCGGCGCCCGCTCCTGGCTCGGCCTCGGCCCCTACCCCAGCGTGAACGGCGCCAGGGCCCGGGCAAAGGCACAGGAAGCGCGCGAACTGATCGCCCAAGGGATCGACCCATCGACCCAGCGCAAGGCCGAAGTCGCCCAGGAGAAGGCCAAGGCCGAGAGCACTTTCGAGCCACTGGCCCGCGAGTGGTATGCCGCCCGGGTAAAGAGCTGGGGCGACGGGTATGCCAAGCGCGTGATGGGCGCCCTGGAACTGCACGTCTTCCCGAAGATGGGCAAGCGATCCTACGTCGACATCACCCCGATGGAGTGGATGGAGTTCTTCAGGGCCATGGAGAAGAAAGGCATCTTGGATCAGATGGGCAACGTGCGCCGCTTCTGCAAAGAGATCTACGACCTGGCCAGGGTCACCGGCCGCGCCACCAACAACCCGGTGGACGGGCTCGACAAGTTCCTGCAGAAGAAGCAGAGCGAGAACTATGCGCACGTCGACCAGGCCGACCTGCCGATGCTGCTGCAGTCGATCAGCGCCTATACCAACCGGGTGGTGAAGATCGGCCTGCGCCTGCTGATCCTCAACGGCCTGCGCCCGAGCGAGGTGCGCGAGGCACGCTGGGCCGAGTTCGATCTGGAAGCCGCCATTTGGGAAATCCCCGCCGAGCGGATGAAGAAGCGCCGCGAACACATCGTGCCGCTCTCCACCCAGTCGCTCAACCTGCTGCAAGAGTTGAAGATCTACTCCGGCTCCTACGACCTGCTGTTCCCCGGGCGAAACGACCGCACCAAGCCGCTGAGCAACATGGTGTTCAACATGGCCCTTCGTCGCATGGGCTATGAGGGGATGCAGACTGGTCACGGCTTCCGCCACATCGCATCGACCATCCTTCGAGAAAACGACTTCCCGAAAGACCACGTCGAAGCGCAACTGTCCCATGCCGAGGAAGGCGTGGCCAGAATCTACAACAAGGCCACCTACCTCGAGCAGCGCCGCACCATGATGCAGTGGTATGCCGATCACCTTGATGCGCTGGAGAAGGGCAACGTCGTGCCGATCGGGAAAAGGGCCTGAGCAGGCCCTACTGTGCCTTCACCGCCTCCACCTGCTTGCCGAGCTGATCGGTGATCAGGCTGCGCATAAGCGTGAGCCGGTCGATTTCCCGCCGCTTCCAGGCACCATCCCGATCCGAGCGGCGCACGACCTCCATCTGCTTGTTGATGTCGCTGATGCGGCGCTGCTGGCGGTTGAGATTCTGCCGCATGGCCAAGATGCCGCGATTCTCCGCGGCGACCTCCTGCGCCTCATCCGTGCGCCCCAGGCCCTGAAGCTCTCGCACGTCCGCATAGATCCTGTTCGCCTCGCGCAGCCCGTCATAGAACAGCGTGCTGTAGCGGCTGTATGGCGCCGGCGCGCCCAGGTCGCGGTAGAAGCGGCGAATGGGCTGGTACTCGCTCCAACGCTTGTCCGGCGCCTCCTGGCCGGTGGCGCCGCGCCAGAGCGTGTCGAGGATGCCGGCGGCGTTCGCCCCGACCGTGCCGAAGTAGCCGCGGATCAGGTGGTCGGCCTGGACCGGCGACAAGGCAATCGGCGATTCATCGCCAAATACCCGGCTAGCCCCCGACACCGCCTGCGCCGCCACGGTGGTGCTGTCCCTGGAGCGAAGCCCCTTGCTCAGGCGCTCCATGCCGGCAGTCTCGATATCGCGGCCGGTGAAAGCATCCCGGTTGGAGTAGATATCGAGCACCGGCTGGAACATCTGCGGCACCGGGTTGAAGCTGAAGGTCTGCATCATCATGTCCTTCAGTCGGCCGGCAAACAGTTCACCGGTAGCCTTGTCGTCGACCAGTTGCTCGGTCAGGCGCTCGGCCATGGTGGCGATAGCCCCCACCTCGAACGGCTTCGGGATGAAGAACGCATTGTCACCGATGCGGAAGAACCAATAGCTGTCCTTCTGCCAGTCCTCGAGCTTGCGGTATTCGTCATCGTCCGCGTTCGCCAGGTACAGGGCGATGCTGGCCAAGGTCAGGGCGCCAGTCACGGCGCCGAAGCGTGCAGCAGCCTGCTTGTCACTGGCCGTGCCCTGCCCCATCGCCGTCAACAGCGCCGGCTTGACCCCGGAGCGGTAGAGCTTGTCCAGGCCCTGCAGACGGGCATTCAGGAACGGCACCACGCGGATCAGGAAACGGATCGCCGGCCAGGCGCCGTGCTGGCTGAAGTCCATGATGTCGCGCGCCTCGTAGGCCGCCCGCAGGCGCCCGAGTTGTTCGACATTCTGCAGGTAGGTGGCGGCGCGGCTGATATTCTCCGCGGTGTCTGCCACCTCACCCCAGCGGCGCCAGCCTGCACGTAGCAGCTTCGGCACCATGCTGGGGTCGGTCACGAGCTCTGCGCCCTTGACGGCCTTCCTCAAGCTGGCCTTCACCTCGTTGACGTCGGCGCCATACAGGTGGCCGAAGCTGAACGCGCCGCCGCTGGCCTGCATTTCCGCCCGCGTGCGTGCATCCCGGTATCCCGCGGTACCCTGCGCCAGGTTCTTGAACAGGTTCTTGCTGGTCGGCGAGGTAGCCGAGGCCTGCATCAGGTCGCGCATGGTGTTGGCCAGGATGAACTGCGGTGTCACCGTGGTCATGTTGGTGAACAGCCGCTTGAAGGCCGACATCGTCTGCACAGCCAGGTTGTTCAGGCCAGGGTCGGCCAGCGCCGTCAGCGATTCGAATACCAGCGGATCGTCGATTTCGTAGAACACCCGCTCGCCGCCCTTCAGCACGAAGGTGCTGGTCTTCGGGTCGCGCCGGTTTTCCGGAACCTCGCGGGCGATGCCGGCACGTTCGGCGTTCACCATCGCCTGAGTCGCCGCCTGGTTCTTCAAACTGGCTGACAACAGGTGGTGGAAGTTCATCAGGGTGTTTTCCAGCAGGTCATTCAGATTCTGCTTGCCGCCTTTCAGCTTCTTGTAGGCCTCCTGCCGGCTCAGCCCCTTGCCCGCGCGCGGCCCGCCAGCGGCAGCTTCTTCATCCATCACCCGATAGAACGGAACGTAGAACTCGTCACGCCACATCGCCCGGGTATCGGCATTGATGATGCCGTTCGCCTCGGCAATGGCCAGCACATCGTCACGGTACTGCTGAAACTCGTTGAAGACCTTGCTGTACAGCATCTGCCGGCTCTTGCCGTCCGCCGTCCGCCCGCCGTTCAGCTGCTTGCCGCTGGCGATTTCATCGGCCGTGAACAGGTTCTCGCGCCCTTCCTGCATCAGGCGATCAGCGCGGTTCGCGGCAATCCACCCCATGAAGCGCTCCACCTCTGCAGCCGAACCCAACTGCGTCAGCACGGCAGAAAGCCCACCAGTCTTATCGCCGTCCTGCAGGGTGATCACCCGCTCTTTCCCGTCGAAGCGCAGGCGCCCAGTGGTCAGCATTGCATTCAGCGCACCAGAGGCCGACGACGACATACGCGCCAGCACCCACGAACTGCTGTGAATGGCGTTGTCGATGAAGTCTTTGCCCAGCAGCTTCTCGTCGAGTTCCTTCAGCGCCGCATAGCGATCAACAACCCCCTGGCGGATCTTCGTGGCCACCCGGTCAGTACGCTCGCGCACCCATTCCTTGGCCTTGGTCAGTGCCGGCGGCGAGCCGATCTTGTTCAGGAAGTCGCGCGCCCCCTGATTCAGTTCCGGGAAAGCATCAGCGGTATTTCCAGTGACAAACCGATCAGTGAAGGTATCGAGCAGGTCGACAGTGCCCTGACCCGCACGGCGATAGCGGATATCAGGATCGACCTGATCGAATGCACCCGTGTTGTTCGTGGCCGACTTCACCTGGTTGTTATAGAACGCCACCCAGGTGCCGGTATTCGCAAGCTGGATGCCGTCATAACCCTCGGCTTCAAGCCGCTGCCGCATAGCGATCGACTTCTCGAAGCTATCCAGGCTCTGCGACTCCGCCACACTCATGCGGTAAGGGTTCTTGATCGAGGCGAACAGCGGCATCACGTTGGCCAGCCCTGGCATGCCGTCGGTTGCTTTCTCCGCGTAGGCTTTCGCCAGGGTGCCGTCATTGGTGAGGAACACACCAAGCGGTGCCGTAGTGTGGCCTGTGCTGCGACCCGGCCGGCTCTGGTCAAAGATGGTGAACTGTTCGGCGGTGCCGTGGTACAGCACCAGGGGCTCGCCGTTACCGTCCGTCACCTTGGACACGGTATCGGGATTGACTCGCTCAAAGGAGCGGCGTACAAAGTCGGAAACCCCGGTATTGGCCGATGTGGCGCGTTCCCCAGCAATGGGGGTATCCCTCGGAGAGACTGCCGGGGTTTCTTTTTGCCCGTAATCCAGGGTCGTAGCGTTGTAGAACTGGCGGCCATCCTTGGTGCGCTGCACGGTGAAGACCACCACCAGATCCTGGCCATCGATATCTACCCGCGCCAGTAGCTTCTCGTAAGCCTGCACATTCGGCTCCGATGCAGGATCTGCTGGCGGCTTAGACGATGAATATACTGCTTTTCTGAACGTCTCCCGCAGATCAGCCGCAAGCTGCAGTTTCGCCGGGTCTGCACCGCCGTTGATAAACTTCCGTGCTCCGGTGTTGTTGCTGACCATTACCGGCCCAATCGCATCGTTCACCAGCGGCTCTTTGCTGCTGGCGATATCCCGCATAGCCTGCTTGGCCTTGGCCCGCAACTGATCAATGCGCAGCCCACGCCAATCATCCGGCACCCTGACCTTCACCGGCACCATGTCTGCCAGTTTGGCCAGCGCCGAACTAGCCTGCCAATCACCGAACCAGCGCTTGAAGTTCTCGCCGCGAGCCTGGTGCCACTGCTTCTGCGTCAATTTCGACGGCTTTCCATTGGGCGCCAGCAGGCGACCTTGTTCGTCGACGATCTCAGCCCCCATGCCGGAGCGCCCATCACGCGAGAAGGCCTCCCGAGCACCAGCACGGCGCCGGCCGTTCTCGATATAGGCCCGGGCATTGGCCAGCAGCCCCTGGATATCGCCCTCAGTCCAACGCATGTTGAAGCCGATCGAGCGCAGCGCGTTACGCATGGCGGTCACCAAGCGCGGCCAGAACGCTTGCTGCTGGATGGTACCGGCGCCAGCCATATCGGCCAGCACTTCTTCCATGGCCACGGACGGCTTGTAGCCGAAGCGGCGCACCAGGGTGTCAGCCTGGGCTTTCATTTCTGGATTGCCGTTGTAGATGCTCATGAGCAGCGGCGTCAGGCGCTGGCCGTAAGCACCTTGCAAGCCGGCATGGCCAAGTACTTCGTGCTGCAGCACGAACGCCGCATGCCTGGCGTCGCGCAGGTTATCGGCCACCAGATACACCTGGCCATCGGCGAAGATGCCTTCCACGTCGAAGGCGCCATCGCGCTCTACGCGCTGCCGCTGGCGGGTCGGCAGATCCTTGATCGACTGCATCACCTTGATATCCGGAGCGTTCTGCCAGGCTCCGGTCAGCACCTTCATAGCGATGCGCAGTTGGCCCGCACGGGCGCCCTGCCCCTGCTCTGGCGCACGGCGGTAGCTGTTGCGCGAATACTGCTGCTGGCCGAACTCTTGGCGTAGCGACTCCCAGGCCTGGCGGTTCACGCCTTCTGGGCTGTCGCTGTTCAGCTCGTTGTACTGCTCGAAGGTAATGCCGGCCGAGGCGCGGTCTACGTCCGCCTCGTACTGATCCTGCAGGCGCTGGATGGCCTGGTCGTAGCCTGGCGAGCCTTTCTTGATGCCGGCGGCCTTGGCCTGGCGGTCTATATAGCGCTTGCGCGGGGTCGCCAGGATCTCGGGCAGAGCCGGCGCCTGGTCACTCGCTTGAGCGGGTACCGCCTCTTCACTGGCCGCTGGTTGATCAGCAGCAGGCTGCTCGCTCAGTGCACGCTGTCCGTCTGCCCCTTGAGTTGCAGCAGGAACACCAGATCGACCAGTTCCTGCCGATCGCCCGGCAGAGGCAGGCCGTTCAGCCACAACTGGCTCTCGCGCCACGTTATCTGCCGCATTTGGCACAGCAGGCGTATCGCCTGCGGCTCGGTCATCAACAGGCCCTGGCCGACTATCAGCACCTTGCACCTCCTGGCGGCGCTGAATGCGCCACTCGCGATTGCCACTCTTCACGACTTCAAACGCAGCCGGCTCCGGCATCGAGCGCAGCGCCTTGTTTGCACCGGGAACGCTTCGGTAGATAGTGGAAACCGCCTGTTGCTCGTCCCGCACGGCCTTGATTGCCCGTGCTGCCTGTGCCCTGGTTGCGCCACTTGAGGCGGCCAGCGTCTCGGCATCCGCCTGCTCTCCAGCCTGGCGAGCCTGCTGCAACACCTGATCGAATTTCGGGCGTTGGCCAGGCACAGCCTGAGCGGTCATGCCATCCACGCGCGGCGCCGGCTCTGCCTGCGGCTGATTAGGAACCCGGCCCACTTTGGCCTGTCCAGCGCTGTCCACCACCACGGCCTCTGGGCGAAGGTCTGGCAACGCCTGGCGCACGGGCTCAGCATCGAAAGTTCGCTGGGTTGCCGGCGGCTGCGCCTGTGGCATCCGAGCAGCCGGGATCACCTCGCCAGTGATAGGCAACTCACCACGCGGCGTCTGTCGGTCCATGCCGGGTCCACCGCCTGGCTGGCCAGCCTCGCGCCCTGGTACCGGACGCTGCTCGCGGTCCACGTTGCGAGCAGGCCCTCGCTCGCTGACCTGGCCAGCGGCATCTGCGTACAGCACCTGCTCAGGTGCAGGCAGCGCCAGACGATCCGGCGCCGGCAGTTGCGCGGCAGTGCGGGAGATAACGCCAGCAGCAGGATCTGGAGCAGGTACCGGCGCCGGCATCGGGTTTTCGGCAGACGGCGACGGCTGAACCATGCGCGTGCGCGCCATGTTCCAAGACGCCTCAGCAGTGCTCTGCCCAAGGGAAAGCAAGCTCTCCAGCACGGCATCAGGGATGTTCCCTTCACCAGTGGCTGCCAGTTCGCCAAGATACTCGCCGACACCCTCGCCAACAGTCTCCATGCCCAGCAGCGCGCCACCAGTCGCAACTCTGCGCCCGAGCCGATCAGTTGCCTTGCGCGCATTTTCCTGCGCCACCCGCACGGCAGCAGCAATTTCAGGGTTTGCTCTGGCAGCAACCACAGCGGCTTCGCTGGTCACGTCAACGCCACGATCCATCAGCGTCTTGCGGGTAGCAGCCTCCAGCGCAGTGCTGCTGGTACGCTGCAAGGTACTGGCCACTTTCCCGCCGACACCCAGCGTGAGCGCGTCCACACCAGTGATCACACCGCCTTTGATCGCCCCTTCGCGCCTGGCCTGCGCCAGTTCTTCCTGGGTCACCTCGCCATCATCGGCCGCAGCCATGGCCTTGTTGCCGGTTTCAAGAGCAGTGTTCCCAAGGAACATGCCGGCCAGGCCGCCGACCACACCGCCGACGGTACCGCCCGCGGCCGTACCGACACCCGGCACAACAGAGCCGATACCAGCACCAATGGCCGCGCCACCTTTCAGGCCAGCCCAGCCACCGCCGAGCACTGCCGCAGCATTCGGCAGCTGCTCGAGCACGGCCAGCCCAGCGCCGGCCGGGTTATCGACGATGGCACCGATGCCCTGGCCAATGGTCGGCAGCAGGCCAGGATCTTCGCCAAGTCCCGCGGTGCGGTCTGCATAGTCAGCCTGGAACTGCTCAAGACGAGGATCGCGAGGGGCCTGCGCCTGCTCGGCAGCACGATCGGCGACGCCCTGCGTGTTGCCGGTGTAAGCATCGACAGTGGAGGCGATCGCGCGGCCAGTGCTCTTGGCGCCCTCGACAACAGTGTCGACGATGCCGCTGGCTTTCGGCTTCTCAGGTTCCGAGCTGTATTGACGCCAAGGCTCAGCACCAGAACTGCTGCTTTGCGAGTAATCGTCCCAAGGCCCAGCCATTACCACCTCCAAACAGCCGCACCGTGCGGCACCGTTCAGAGAACGCTATGTCACTGGCCTGCTTGAACAAGACGAAAAAATCCCCCAGTAGTGGGGGATTGTCAGAATGGGCCGGAGTATTACACCGTAGAGGTCTGATCATGCTCGGCAACCATTCCGGGATGATCCAGAAGGTTGTCGACGATCGCATCGTACTCTTGATGATCACTCCGATCCTTTTCACGCAACCACCAAAGTACGAATTTAGCCTCGGCATGACTACGCGGTTTGATCTCGGCGAGCAGACCGAAGACAAACCATTCTCGAACAGTCGCCTCATCCGGGCCATCACCGCTACCAAATGAGTTACGGAGCCAATACAGGTCGCTCCAATAATTAAGCTCATGCAAGCAGTCCGTGAGAGTGAATGGCAGTAAATCGGCATGCTTTAAAAATCGCTCTTTAACTGCCTCCTTATCATAGTCAGTGCAGCCTTTAAATTTCGGGCAACGCTTCAGCGTAGTTACACAGAAATCCTCGGCAGGCGTGTTGTCCCAAATAGTCTCCCCTGGAAATCTTGCGTTCGCCTCTCGCCTCTTCATCTCCTTTTCAATGGATCGCTCTGCCAATCCCTGAATATCAGCAAATCCAAAAGAAGAAAAAGCGGCAGCCCAATTTCCGGGATTGTCTTTGACGAGCTTCTGCGTGTACCGCTTCTCCAGCTCTTTAAACGGGGTCTTGATGTTTTTTGCCGCTTCCAGAGCAATTGCGATAAGCCCCTCCTGCCCGGTACTAATCACCTCACGCAACCACAGCAGTGCATCAACCTCTTTGTCGCCCGTGACAACCTTCTGAGGCGGTAAATCCTGGGCAACAAGGGCGGTCTCGTTGCTTGATTGAATTGGCGGCAAGCTGAACATGGCTCGATGTTTCTGGTTATCTTCCAGAAGTTTATTCATCGTTGCGCCCTCCTGTGTCCTTTCCAGAAAGCACTCTTCCTATCTTTCCTTCTGCGACCAGCTTCACCATAGTGAACTCGCCATCCCACCCCTTCTTCATTGGTAGCTTGTGCATGAGATAAAACTGATGAAGACGCTGCGCCCCTGCTAGCAACAACTGCAGGTCATACTTTATGAAAGAGTCACAGCCCTCAGCCGAAATGGTTCGCGGCTTTTCTGTCAAATAGCGGTCGCGCACCCTGCTTGCAACACGATACTTGGGGGAGCGCTCAGCATCGCGTTCGGAGTTATATATCCATCCGAGCTCCAACAAGGTCGCATTTACCTGCTGAGTATTGACACCGTTAAGTCGCTTACAAAATTGCGTTGGTGTCTCTCCTGGCAGAAATAGATTTTCGAGACTATCGATCCGCTGCGCTTGCTGCTTGTTCTCAACCTGCAGCTTGGCCTTCTGCTCTTCCAAATCTGCCGCCAAACGCAAGGCATCGGCGAATGACTGGGGCAAGGATGGCAACTGAACCTCACGCTTGGTGAAGTACCCCTTGACCAATTGCCGCTGCACCTCCCAAGCCAAATCGTCGGTGAAGCTCTTGACCAGCATCAGGTAACCCGATTCGGTCAACAGGATTCCTTTTGGCGTCCTGGGCGGGAATACCTCCCCCAGCGACTGACGACGAATTTCGTCGGAATGCACAGTTAGGTAGTCCTCGGCCTCAATGAAGCGCTGGCGGTTCTCTCTGAAGTTGCGACCAGCAGTGCCGTCCGGCCGCTGATGCACCTTGTCCACCATCGCTAGAGTGACGACGCGCTGCCCGTTGAACTCAACGATAGGGATATGCTGCCCATGAATGCTGACTGTGGGGGATGTGAGGTTTCCCATCACGCAGCCTCCCGATCGCACAGCGCGCGATCCAGATAGGTTTTCATCTGGCTCAGCTGCGACTCCAGCAGCCAGAGCACATTCTTCTCATGCGTTGGCAGGTCACCGCCCTGCAGCACAACGGCCAGGCCGATCGCCCGACCCAGGAAGGTGTTGAGTACATCCTGATTCAGCGGCACATTGTCGGGCAGGCTGAATATCTCCTCCGGCGTAGTGGCGTCCTCAAGGTTGCATTCCACGGACTTTGCGTTAGCATTCATCGGGTGAACTCCTTCCAATGTTTTCACGCCAGAAGCCTCAAGTGCTCGCAACACTTGGGGCTTCATCTTTTCAGCGTTCAGATTTCTCACTTTTCTTTCTCCCGTCCAAGCCCTCCTCAACCAGCAACTCGAGTTCAGAGTTCAGGCTGCGGCGATTTTTGTTCGCTTCACGCTGGGCGGCCTCCTTAACTTCAGGCCGAATACGGAACCCAAACGGGCTTATGTCGCGTCTCTTCATACATCCTCCACAAATGCATCACCGTGATGCATTGAGCAAAATGTAGGACGGTGATGCATTGATGTCAATACCACGGTGATGCATTCTTCATGAGGGTGCGTTTAATGCACCATCACACAGAGAGACGCATGAGCAGGAAAGACCCTCAGTTCAATCTCCGCATTCCCGAATTGCTTCGTGACAAGGTCATGGGAGCAGCGAAGGCGAACAAACGATCTGCGACTGCGGAGATCATCGCTCGCATTGAGGCCAGCTTTGATAGGGATGCTGCCGGCACTTCGTTTGCTCGACCACTCGCCTTAGGCGATGCTGAAAGTCTTTTGGATGCAGCACGTACCGCCTTCCGCAAAGAACAGATCGCGCTACTCACCGACCAGTTGATTGCAGAAATCGAGTTGACGGCCGTCCGTAGTGGCGATACCGAATTCGACCTCACAATGACAGGCTCGATCGCCGACAGCATCGATAAGCTTGCCGCCCTCAAAGGGACGAACTCGATGGAAGAGTTCGCGGCCATAATGGAAATAGTCGAGCGCCGCATTGAACAGGCAGCGCCGCCTGAAAGCAGCACCAAGCGCATCAGACGCACGCGCGAAAAATCTAGAGCGAACCCATGAGACGATTAGTCATCACCACCGCCCTGTTCTCGTTCTCCTGCCTGGTCCAGGCTGGGAACTTCGCTACGTGCCTGCTCGACGAGCTGCCCGGCGTGCAGAACAACAACGCTGCCGGCGCGGCTTATCAGGTGTGCAGCGCCCGATATCCAGAGCGCTACGCTGGCGTTGCGCAAGGCTCTGGCCGTGGCTTTTGGGGTTACGAATCTGGCGCCGAGTGCGCGCTGAAGAAGGCGCGCGACACTCGAAGCCAGGATGCAGCGGGGATGATGCGAGTGGCTTGCAATCGCCTGTATGACGCAGCCAGCGCAGATCGTGAGTCTTGCGAGAAGAATGACCCAGGCCCCTGGTGCGCATATAGGTGATCAGCCGCTAGACCTTGCGCCAGTTTTTCTGATCTGCGGGGTCCCCCCCTAGGAACTCATAGCCGCCTTGGCGAGTGCCTACCGCCGGAACAGGGGTTAGCCCAGGAATGCCATCACCAATACCGCCAGTCACCGGCCGCCCAGTAGTCACATCGATCAGCTGCGAGCCGCGGATATCACGACCGTTCTCGTCACGCCCGATGATAATGTCCTGCGACTGGTACCGGTCTTTCGCCGGCGTACTGAGCGAGGTGTAAGCGCTGCGAGCAGTTTCTCGCTGATCGCTGCTTACGGTCGGATCGGCCAGCATGGCCGCCAGGTTATCGAGACGAAGCTGGCTATCCAGTGCAAGCTGCCGAGCTTGCTGTTCGGTTTGAGCTGCCTGCATCCCTGCGATTCCATCGCCTATACCCTGCCGCTGTTGTTGAGCTTGTGGCCGCGGGTTCGCCGCTTGCTGCAAGGCAAGCCGCTGATTGAAGCGGCGATCACTGCCGGTACCCATGTCGGTGATACCTGCCACCTGAATACCGCCAGCGTTGTCACGTAACGTCTGCCGCATGATCTCTGCCGCGAGCAGGTTGCGGTTCATACCCTCTCGCCCACCAGAAACAACGCTGAAGGTGCCACCGCCAGATACTGGTCGGGATGGTGCAGTCCCTTCCTGGCCAGGCATGTTTGCGGCAATAGCCGGCGTGGCCGCCTGTGCTGGCTGGCTATTCGGAATCGGCGCGGGCTGCTGAGCAGGCGCAGCAGCTACTGGAGCCTGAGAAGGCATATCTGCGCCAATTGACGGCGTTTGAGGCTTCACCCCGAGAAGATCGCGCGTACCGGACTTCAGGCGATCGCTTGCCGCAGAGGCTTGATCAATACCCTGGGCGAGCAGGCCGGAGGCAGAATCGGCATAACGACTACGCCCACCAGGCAGGGTATTTGGATCGCCTCCTGCCAGTCTTGCAATGCCAGAACGTGCCGCGTCGATTCCAGCCGCAAATGGCAACGCAGTGCCGCCTGCAATGATTTTTGCACCACCGGCCAGACCATCAGCGATACTCGGTGCCGACGGCGCCGACGGAACGCCTGCGCTGGTTACTGACCCACGCGGACCAGTTACCGGCTGCTGATACTGTGCGGCCATGCGCTTCGCCCTTGCGCCTTCAGTCTGCTGCTCGTCAAATTCGATAATGGGATTAGCCATGGTGACGCTCCTTCTCGATGCACGCTATCTCTATGTCACAGAACCGTCAGCGCAAGCATCAGATCACCTCTGCCGTCTTGACGTGCAGAGCCCAGAACGGTGGAACAGGTGGCGCCAGACCATCCATAGTGGTGCCTAGAAAAATCGAGCGGTCCCACCATGGCTCTCCGCTGATCAGGTCGCGCACCATGTCGAGATAGCCAGTGAGCACTTCGAACATCTGCGATCCAACGGAACAGCTTGCGTTGCAGCGCATCACCACACCCGTCCCCGGCATAAAGAAAAGCCAGTTTCCATCGGTCAATACGCCCACCACATCAAGGTGCTGCACGCGCACCGGCACCTTGCCGAGGTCGATGTACCGCTTCAGCGCATAGGCCAGCGTCGAGAGCACTGATGCAGTGTTGCGGATGGCCTCTTCGTCGAGTCCGTCCATGGCCGCCTCAAGGGCGCCCACATTGAGCAGGCTCAGCAGGTGGTCGCCTTCGACGTATGGGCTATCCATCTCAGGAGCGCCAGGGGATGCCAGATCAACCCCTGGGAGCGCAGTTCTTACGCCAAGCTCAGAATAAAAATCAATCATGTCGGCACCACCCAATCATATGCCGCGAAGGTGCCATCGGCGAACGCCACCGCCCCGTTCCAAAAGGTCAGGGCAAACGGGGTAGTGTCCGTCTCGATGACAGCGCTATTGACGATCTCCCCGGCAGACGACGCGGCGAACGCCACCCCGACATCCACCCAGCCGCCGGACGAGTAGGTGTATCCACCGCAGCCGACCATGGCGGCCTGTCCCTGGTGCATCACCGCTAACGGCGCCGCGAGTCTGGCGATGAAGCTAGGCAGGTGAGAGGGCAGCGCCAGATCCACCTGCCGAACCAATTCCAGACTAGGCTCCTCCTCTTCTCCGACAAGCGCCGTGCTGTACATCCTGACCACACCCCCATCCTCCTCGGTGTAGTAGTACAGGCCATCTGCATCACGCATGATCGGCTTGTCCTGCGACGGCAGCCGGCTGATCAGCCCCTGCCTGCTCACCTCGCCATCAATGCCCAGTTCGGTGACGTAGAGCTTCGTACCACCGGACCAATCATTGAAAAACAGGCACGTCAGAAAAGGGATTGCCATCACACATCCTCCACTTTTGCGACCAGGCTCGACGCTGCTGCACCATTGGATGCTGCAACCTGTGCCAAAGCATTTGTTGCCTGGCCGAGAGCACCAGCGGTATTGCTGCCATTGCTCAGCGCTACCTTGTTGCGATCGTAGGCAAGGCCCACGTCCAACTTGCTTTTCGCAACGTCCAGCCGCATGTTTTCCCATGCCAGTTCGACGTTGTGATAGTTCGCCAGCGCGGACTGGAACGTCGCTTGCGCCTGAGCACGCAGCCGGGCACGCTCCAGATCCCGGTCAGGCACCGCGTACCACATGCGATAGAACTCAGCCATCTGCGACAGCAGGCCCAGCTTCAGGCGGATGGCCTGCTCTTCTGCGAACTTGAGCAGGTCGATTTTGATATCAGCATCCTTGATCGCCTGCTGCCAGTTCACCTCTGCGATCGCCTGGCCAGCCCGCTGCTCGGCTGCCGTGATGGCGGCCACCATAGCGCCTTGTGGCATCGAGAACCCAGCTCCGGCGAATCGCGTCTCGATGGTGCGCACCTCGGAGTCAGCTGCTCGCCCTGCTCGGTCGCGCGCCTGCTGCCAGACTATTTCCAGAACTGTGCGATCCAGGCCGTAGGGCTTGGAGCCAGAAATGATGCCGAGCAGCATGTCTTCCGGCAGCGTCTTCAGGTCACCACTGATCGCCGGGCAAAACTTGCTCAGCCACTCGTCTGCCTCTGCGTTCAGGCGCATGACCTCGGCATTCGTCGAATCACCGACGCCGAAGATATCGCTGAGTTTCGGCGCAGCACCCAGCGCCGGCTTGGACACGCTGAAGCTCAAGCGCCGCTCTTTCACCTGCCCAGGAATCTGATTCCAGATCATGTTGCGGGTGTTGATTGCATCGGTCAGCGCCCGACTGGACTGCGACTGCAGAAAGTTTGTGACTTCCTCGAACTCAGCCATTGCTGCTCTCCTTCACGTATGGGTAACCTGGCTTTGGCGACCAGAGCGCCGTGCCGGAAAAGATGTATCCATGGCCTGGGACACCTGCGTTTTGCCCTGTCTCGAAGCTGTCCGGTGCATTCACCAGAGGTTCCCAGGTCGCGGCGCCATCGCGCGAGATCAGCGCATAACCCCGATTGCCACTGGTCACGGTCAGGATCAGCCCGGCAGGCGTGACCAGCTCCTCATCCAGCCAGGTCTCGCGCTGGTAACAGGTCAGGGCATAAACCGGATATCGGTTCTCCGAACTGGTGTAATGCGTGCCGTTCACCCACGGCACGGCCACAGTGCCGTAGTCGGCCACCGCAGCACCGTCGAACACCTGCAGGCGCAGCACACCCGGTTCCTCACTGGGCGGAAGGAAGTACACCACCCGGTGCCCTGCCACCTGGGCGAACTGCTGCAGAGCTGTATTCGGCAACAAGTACTCTTCCATGGCGTACTGCTGCCAGGGCAGATCGGTAACCTCAGTGCTGTCACGGATGCCCATGTGGGCGTACAGCGCACCAAGGTAGTTGCCTAGCGCTGGCTGATCCTCGAATGCAAAGCTGTTGACCCGCGGCCGAACCGATGCACGGTACCCAACAGGCAGCGCAACGCGAGTAATCACGTCATCGACTACCCACCACAGCTCTTCAGGCTGATCACGATCGATGTACGGGCCGAATCCCAGATCAGTTCGATACATAGGAGGCTCGATATCGGTATCAGACCCGACGCGCCAACCTCTGTAGTTGTCAGTGAACCACCATGATCCGCCACCTACGTCCTGCAGCAGGCTGCCAAGGAAGGGGCTGCGCAGGTACCGTAGAGCTCGCACCGCATAGCAGCGCTTACCATCCACAACGCCACCCCACAGTACTTGCGGACAGTAAGCGATCGACGAATCCATTTCGCCTGCGTCGTACCAAGGGCACTGGTCGGAGCCAATCACGTCCGGCGCCAGCATGCGCGTGGTGACGCTGCCGGTGGCCAGGTTGTAAGTGATCAGCAGCAGGCCGGTGCGCGTGACCTTGACCCTGGCCGCCTCCCCAGGAGTGATACCAGCACTGTCGTCGAAACGCAGCTCACTGGTAATCGGCAAGTTATGCTCGTCGACGGCGCGCACCGCTGCCACGAACTCCACAACCCCGCCCTGCACTGTTGAATGCAACGCACCCACTACGCACGGACGGAAACAGACCTGCCCAGAAAGGTCTGGCCTGTAAGTGATCAGGGAAAAGTCGGTTGTGTTGAAGCCTGGCGCATCCCGCAACTCAGGAACGAACTGCGCCGGTTGCAGATGAACAGGCCAGTCGCTGGGCGGGACAAAAACCGGATCGCCCAACTCAAGGTACAACCCCCAGCCTGTTGGAACTTGCTCAGGCAAAGCCCAGGACGGAACGGCGTCGACCATCTCATGGGAGAGCGCGCACAAGGGGGGCAACTCTGCCTGGTCAACCTCCCCTCCATCTGTCGGAACAGGGGAAACTGTCAGGTTCAGCACCGCGATATCTGGCGTCGCCGCTTTCGCATGCGGGTACTTGAGGGAGAACCAACGCGGCCCGTCGTCGGTGTCGATTAAGATAAAGTGATGCTCTGGCATTCCCGTGGCAACTTGAACTGCCGCAACAACGCGAGTGCCTTCGTCCTCGATATCAAGCACCTCAACAGCGGGCATCGCCACTTGTCTCGGCTGCGGTACGTTCCAGCGCGGCCGGTACGGGCTTTGCCCAAAACCTGACGGGAACGGCGCATCGGCCGGCGGCTGGGGCGTCCTCGATCCGTAGGGCGTAGCGAAGGTGTAGCCGTCGTCGAATTGCTTCAGCCACGCATCGTGCACAACAGCCGATAGCCGCTTCTTGCCTACCAGAACCTCGATACCTATGCGAAACAGTTGCGGGTCGCAGCCTGTGAAGAACGCATCGTGCAGCCCCGCCTGGATGGGAGGGGCGCCATAGATAACGCTCATTCCGCCTCGCGAGATCCTTTGCGAGTACTTGGGTGGCGAAACGCTTCCGCTGAATGCCGCCCCGCCTACCTGGCCATAGGTGGCCATGGTGAAATAGCGAGCGGCAAAACGAGCCTTCAGCGCCTCGGCATTCTCGCCATCAAGCGCATAATCAGACCTGTTTCCAGCCATCGTGTAGCCCAGACCTGCCGTACCACCCTCACGCCAAGAAGGGCCACGGAACCCAAGCAGGCGAATCGGCATGTCGATAACGTCCGCAATACAGACCGTTCGATCGGCAACCAACTTGCACAGGTAGCCTCGGAAGATGATTGTCTTCGACTGCCCTGCTGGCAGCACTTCACCCTCGGAAATAACCCGACGCCGAACAACTGGGTCTGGCTTGCAGGCAAAGCGCACCCGTACCGGCTTCATCGCGAGTGCATCCGGCGAGTGGCTACGGGAATATCCCACTCGATGCTATCGAGGTCGGCAAACGTCGCATCGGTCAGTTCGAGGCGGACATTCCAGTACCGGGCGGTGACCCCTTTTGCTGTGACAGCACGATGGTGACCACGCCCAGGTATGGCCTTGTAGAGCTGCTCGCGCCCGTCATGCGTGGTGACCCGCGCATAGACCTGGCCATCGGTAGCAATACCGAAGTAGGCAGCCGTCAGGTACTTTTCAGCACTGCTGTCAGTGCCGGCCGCTGCGAAGTCGATCGCAGCCGCAAGCGGTTCGCCATCATCGCCGGCACCGTCGACGATCCGATAGACCCCGCTCTCGTCCCAGGCATAGCTGTCGAGCCCGTCATTGAAAAAACCCGTGAACTCGAAGTTCTCGTAGCGTGATGCAGCGCCTGTCACCAGATTGGTGGCGTACTGCAGCACCACGTCATCGACCAGGCTGCCCGAGTTGTAGATGCTCACGGCGCTGCGCAGCGCCTCGTACATGATCTGCGACTGGCTCATCCTGTCGCCGACCATCAGCGTCTCGTAGATCATGTCCTCGATGAACACCGAGACGATCAGGTCGAAACCCACCCCAACGCGCTCGCGCCAGGCTACATAGGCGACGTTGTCAGTGGCCAGCTGCGCCTGCAGATACACCAGCTCGAGCATGTACTCGCCGTCGGGGTCGTAGACGCGCTCGCGCCCAGCCATATCAACGGCCGGCAACTGCACGCGGCCGATGCCATAGGCATAGTCGGCGCCGATCACCTCCAGCGCCGGCAGCGCCACGTCACCAGATCCTGCACTGCCCACCAGCATGATGCCGCTGAGCATAGGCGCCGGAATCCCCAGGGCCCCGACGGCAATGTCTGGCAGCGCGAACCCGGCATCACCGCTCACGACTGGGCGCGCCAGCGCCACATTGCCGGCCCCGGTCTGGCGGTCGCTGGCGAACAGCTGCAACCCGGGCAAGGTGACCGCCCCCTCGTTGGTGCTCGGCCTGGCACTCCCCGAGAAGCCGACGCGACCGCGCGCCGATGCTGCGGTATCGAGCACCGCCGAGGCGCTGCCTCTGATCCCCAGCGAACCACGCACCTTGCGCATGGCCGCGGTGAAGCCTACCCGCCCGCGTGCCGACGCCGTATCGCGCACGCGGCTGCGGATACCGACTGCCCCCTCCGCGCGCGCGGCAATCGCCACCGCGATGGCCGGGTTTTCCACATAGTCGCCGGCCGAGTACAGCAGCGCATCCCCGACCTTGTCGCCGACCGACGCATTCAGGCTGACGTAGGCCCAGCCATCGGCCGAGTAGACCACCACCTGCCCGACCCGGCTGATGCTTAGGCGAACCCCGTCACTCGCAGAGAATGGGCAGCTGGCGACGATCTCGCCCTGCTCCAGCACGCTGATCTGATCACCGCGCAGGTAGAACGCATGCTCGGCGGTGGCAAACAGCGCGTCGTTGTTGGCCGGCGCCACCCCGACCACCACGCCGATCGGGTGCCGGCACACGTCGAAGCTGAACACGAAGTCGCCTGCCAGCCGCTGACGCGAGCATGCGCTGGCATTCCACCCCGGCTCGAGGGACACAACCAGGCGGGCGGGCTCCCCCTTTACTTCCGGCCTACCCGGATAGCAGGTGGTCCTGGTCGATGTCGTCAGCGAAGTGCCGCCACTGCCCCCTTTACCAATGCTCCCAGCGTATTGGCCGCCGGCAAACACTGCAGGGTTCGCTTGGGCCACTGCCACCATATAGGGCCCACTGAAATTCAGCGGCAGGCCGGGCGTGCCGCTGCTCTTGAATCCAGTAGAGCGCCCACTACTTGAGCGGATCGTGGCACTGACGCAATACCCTGGCCTAGCAGGGACATGCTTAACCTCGGCGGTCTGCGTGATCCGCGGCGGCTTGACCAGGCGGTTCGCCATGCATCACCCCATCAGTTCGAAGGCATGGCCACGACGAAATAGTCGACCTTCTGGATCGCACCCTCGACGAAGTTCAGCGACGAGAAATTCAGCTCCACACCGGCGAGGCCGACCTTGCCCTGGATACGCGGCAGCACGCTGCTGGCGCCGCCGGCATCCGGCCCGGTCACCCAGCGGAAGTAGGTCGGGGTGCCAGTCACCAGCGCTTCACCGCGCCAGGTCTCGGTCGGGCTCTTGCTGATGTAGGTGCCGTCGGCCGTGGCTTTGAGGTTGATGCCGCTGCCCTCCCCATCCACACTGATCTCGCACAGCAGCGTGGCGTCGCCCGGCAGCGCCGCATCGGCGGTAGCCGGCTCGGTGCCCTGGTACACCCGCAGGAAGCTGGACGCGAAGGCCTGCCGCAGCGAGCCGGTGGCCAGCAGGTAACCGGACAGGCCGGTGCTGATCTTAGTCGTCATTGATGCCGCCCTCGATGATGATCTCGCCAATGGGGAAACGCAGGATGCCGGCCGGCGCCACAGCGCGCGCCGGCACCAGCGGCAGGCGCGCCAGGCAGTTGCCGGCGGTGTCGGCGTCCCAGATGGTGATGAACTGGATGGTGTAACTGCCGGCAGCGCCGGAAGCCGGGAATGCAACCTCGGCGTCGTTGGCCACGCGCGTCAGATCGCTCACCACGCTCTCGTCCCAGGTGATGGCGGTACGCACGTAGTTCGGATCGGTGGCGGTGGTCAGCTCGTTTGCGCTGCCATCGATACCAGGGTCACCCGTATGCAGGCCCACGAACCACGAAGTCGGGCGCGCGGCCAGCGCGGTAGTGGTGAACAGCAGCCGGATGATCTCTTGGCTGGCATGACTGGAATTGCTCACGGTCGTCTCCTATTACGCAACAGTGGTCGGGATGAACACGACACCAGCCAGGACACGCAGGATGCCGCCGGGCTCAACAGGTCGCGGGTTGGGGAAGCGGACGATCGACATCAGCAAACCGGTTTTGCCGCCTTTCACCGAGTTGGAAATGAGGAAGCCACCACGCACGGTGCCGGATCCGGTAAACACGAACTCGGCGCGGTTGTTCGCGTTGCTGACCTCGCTCAGGTCGTCGTACTCGTGCTCCCAGTCCAGGCGCGTGGCGCCTTCGTAGGCGGTGAACTCACCCACGTTCACCGGCAGGTCGGCCGCGGTGACGCCAGGGTCATCGGGCACGTAGTTGCCCGAGTAAAGCCCCAAGTACCAGCTGCTGATCGGCGTCGCCGTGCCGCGCAACAACCCCGCCAGATGGTCCATGCCCACCTGCGGAATCAGGTTCGTCGCGTGGCCGCGGTCGATGATGATGCCGCCCTCGGAGTACTCGTAGTCGTAACGAAAACCCCACTTCCCATGCTCTTTCATGGCTCGATGTACTCCGTTTGGAAGTAGTCGCGGGCGGCCAGCGGGCTGACGCCCTCGCCAGCACCGCGCATTGTGGTAACCAGCAGCGAGCTGCCATTGCTGTGCACCAGGCCGGTAGCGCCACGCTCACCCTGGCCAGGCACAAATCGCTCGCTGGCGATCGGCGCAGCTGACCCATCGGGATTGCCGACCACCAGACCCCATGGCGACATCCAGGCGCAGCGCCCATCGGGCAGCACACGACCGGTACCCGAAACAGCGCCGTACTCGAGCACCTTCGGGGCCTGCGGCTGCTCGGTTCCGATGCCATTCAAGAAGTAGGTGCCCTGCCCTGCACACACGAACAGGCCAGCACCGCACGGCAGCACCACGGCGGGCACCGCCTCGAACTGGAAGAAATCGGCTACAGGGTCGTGCAGGTGCGGGCGGTAGGGCCGACTCAGGTACAGGCACTTGCCGCGAACGCCGACCAGGCGAGAATCGGAAAGCACGCACAGCGTGTCCGGACGCGGCATTGAGCAGAGGCCGATGGTGGTGCAGCGCGCTGTGTCGTCGCGCACGGCGCCCACCTGGCGCACGCCCGGCGCAGACGCCTGCAGGTAGAGGGTTTCACCATTCGCCACGCTGGCGTACAGGCGCACGCTCAGGCCGGTAGGCGGGACAGGAACGGAAACCTGCAGCGCTTTGCCAGCGGGAACACTGATGCGCAGCGGATCCATCACGCCCGATTCGTCGCCGTAGGCATCGACGAATGTGCAGGCCAGGCGATATAGCCCAGGCTGCAGGCTGCCTTCGACCAGACTCACGGCAAAGTCATCCGGCACCCCAGGTACCAGCCACTGGCGCACGGCGCCGCCGGCGTACCGCAGCATTTCACGCGCTGAGGCGATGAAGGTGTCACCCGCCAGGGTCGCAGCGCACAGCGGGCCGGCAGGAGTGATAGTGGCGAGATTGCGTGCAGCCTGCGACAGCAGATCCAGCTCAACCAGGCCACTGTCGTCCGCCACCAGCGCCCGGCCGCGCCCAACAGGAAAGGCGAACCGAACGCGCGAGCCAGTGAAGATCGACTCGAAGCCCGGCCGCAGCGCGAACGTGCCAGCGTCGGTCGGCGAGAAATTCAGGGAGTCACGCACAGCCCCTGGCTTGACTCGAGAAGCCGGAGACCGGTTATCGATCCCTAGCACCCAGTTTTCCTGGCGTGCCATGTCAACCACCGTACTTGATGCGTCGAGCACCACCACGACGACGCAGCTCGTCCTCGTAGATGCGCTGGCACTCGTAGTTGAATTCGGCCAGGTACTGGCCAGCCTTCACAGCGTCGAAGATCTCTGCATCCTTGACGTTGTAGGCGCGATGCTTGATGAACAGCAGCAGGTACTCGCGGTGAACCGGGTTCACGTCGACCAGCTTCGAATCCTTGGTGAGCTCCTTGATCGGACGGCGGATCGCCTGCAGCACGACCTTGCCGCTCTCGCGCGGTTTCGGCACCAGGCGCATGCGCCCTACCGCAGAATTGGCGAGCAACACGCAAGGCCTGCCGGTGGTCGGCAGGCGGGACCGGCGTACTTCTGCGGGTGAACGCAGGTCGATTGGCCAATGGCGCTCACCCAAGAAGAGCTCGGCGTCGATCACGTCGATGATGTAGGCCGGGTACTCGATTTCATCTTCACCGGCGGCGAACTCAACCTCGATGCCGTCGCCAATGATGCTCTTGGTTCTTTCAGCGAAAGCCGCCAGCGCCCCATTCGTGAAGCGGACCAGCTGGCCATCGCTCCAGAAATAGGGGTCGACCAGATCCTTCTCGTCATCACGGAAGGCTTTGATCAGGTCGCTGACGGTTTCGTAGGCCATGATCAGTCGTCGCCGTCGCTGTCTTTATCCTCTTCACCGAGGCTTTCAACGAACTGCGGCCATACGGCCTCGAACTGCTCCTTGGTGACCTTGAAGCCAGCCTGCTTGCTGATTGCGGCAACTTTTGGACGACTGTCGCCGGCGAGCTCTTCCGGATCCTGGCGCTCCATCACTGCCTTGATTGCGGCCATGATCAGGCCGTTCTTGGTCAGCTCGTCGCCCTGTTCCGGCTCATTGAGATTCAGACCGACAACATCGCAGCCCTCGCCCACCGCCTGCTTGCGGAAGCGGTCGGGAATGATGCTGCCAGGCTTGCCATCAGCAGGATCGACGCGGTAGATCACGCAGGAATGGCCGTCAGTACTGGCCAGGTGCAGCATATCCAGGCCTTTCGGCGGCAGGAATCGCGGTGCATTGCTCATGAGGTTGCCCCTCTACATGTTGAAAAGAGAGGGCCGAGTCACCCCGGCCCCCGCCGCACTCAGCCCTGAGTGCTCTGGGTGCGCTTGCCGACGATGTACTCGACGAACAGGCGGCACTTACCAGTGGTGGCTGCCGCACCGGTCGACGCATAGGTGACGGTCAGGTTGCCCTGAGCCGGCATCGCGTAACCGGTGACGTCCAGCTTGACCACTGCGAGCGCTTTCACGTCCGCAGGGGTGGCGGTGTAGCGGTCGTCATCGAGCGCATCGCCCACCTTCAGGGTTGCGGTAGTAGCCGCGTTGAAGGTGGTGATGGGCTGGATAAAACCGCCAATGACGATGGCGCCGCCGGGCAGTTCAATCGCCGCCTGAACTGCGCCATTGGAGAAGTCCGCCAGGTTGATATCGACCCAGGCAACCAACGGGGCCTGGCGCTGATCGTTCTTCGTGATGCTCATGATTCAGTCCTCAGTTGCTGGCCGGGAGTCCCGGCCAGCATTGCCAGAAACCCCGGGATCAACCCAGGAACAGATCGATGGCGAGCACGCCGAAGTCCTCGACCGACTTGTCGTAGATCGAGTAGAACTTCGGCTTGAGCAGGCCAAACATCTTGTCGACGCTGATGCCGACCTTGGAGTCGTAGTCGAACTTCTTCTCGACCCACTCCGGCACACCCAGGTCAGCCATGCCCAGCGCCTGCGCGCCGCACAGCAGCGCGCGGGTACCGTTGACGTTGCCGTCAGCGCCCCATTTGTTGCCGGCCGACGCACCAGTGGTGCTGTACACCAGGCGGTGCTCATGGATCACCGCGCCGTCGATGGTCACAGTGCCGCCAGTGAACCAGGGCGAGCTCTTGCCATCCTTCTGCGCCAGGGCCACCACCGCGCGCTGGTAGTCCGCGTCCTTCTTCAGCTGAGCCAGGGTGCCCGGCTTCACCAGAATGACGTAGTACTCCTTGCCACCAGCCATCAGCGGCTTGATGTAGTGGTCCTTCGCATAGGCGACGGCATCCACGATCATCTTGTAGCTGGCCACGAACGCGCTGGTGATGGTTGCGGTGTTGCTGGTGACGAGGTTGGTGCCGTTCCACATCAGATGCCGCTTGGACGAGGGGGCAGACACGTCGGCAGCAAAGGACAGCGATGGGAACGGCGACCCAACACGGGCGCTCCCGTCGTTGTGGAAGGCATAGGAAATGCCCGACAACGTCAGGAATACGAGCTGATCGATACGGTTGGCGAGCCAGTAGGCCAGGCGATCGCGGGCCTGCTCGCGGAAGTTGATGACGGTCTTCTGGTCCGCCATCTTGCCCTTGTTGCGCACCTGGTGAGAGATGAGATCGATGTTCAGCTCGACCTCGAAGTTCTGCATCTCTTCTTCGTTGCCTTCGCGCTCGTTGTCACCGATCACGCCGTCCTCGACCAGATCGGCGACGAGTTGCATCAGCACCTTCTCGCCTTTCTCGGTCTTGGTCAGTTCGGTGATGCGCTGAATCATCGCGCCCGGGCCGGTACCCAGGAATTTTTTCACGAACATCTGATCGCGGGCGGCGCTCCATACATCGCGCGACCAGACGATCTTCTGCTTGCTGTTCAAGCGAGCAAAGTTGGTAACAGCCATGGCTGCTCTCCTCGTCAATTCATGTCGTCGTGTCTGGGTTGTGTCGCCACCCGAGCGAGGACAGGCTTTTGGGGAGAGCCAGAAACTCTGCTGCAGCTTTACGCCCTGCCTGGCGGGAACACCGTGTCTCGGTGAGCGAGCAGCCTTGCTGCGGGGTTAAATGCCCCTGGCCTTTAGGCTCAGGGGCTCCCTTTCAACCCTGGGCCATCCCTCGACCCTGGCTGTCTGGTTATGTCACTGGCGGACGCCGTCAATCCCTTTCGCTGACGAAATCACCACGCGCCTTGCGCTTCTCAGATTCAGGCAGCGCGTCGAACTCGTCCTCGGACAGATCGGCGTAGTCAACGTCCTTGCCACGCTCGCCGACGCCAGGCATGACAGCAGGAATCTGCTTCTGCCGCTCGACGTTGCGCTCGATCTTCTCTTTGCTCAGATTCGGCTTATCCTTCACCGGCTTATTTTTCCCATCGTCGCCATCATCCTTAGCCGCAGGTGCGTAGCGAGGCGCGACCTTCTCAACCGCCGCTGCTACCGCCTTCGACGGCGACATCCCCTGGCGCAGGTAGTAGTCACGGCGTGCGATCACATCCTCGATCGCATCCTGATTGGCCTCTTCGGAGTCGTTGTTGAGGAACGGATACTTGGTCAGGGCGTCATTGAGCACCTTCTGCAGGCGTTCGGTTTCGGCGCTCTGGTCACGTTTCTGCAACTCTTCTTCAGCGGCCCTCTTCGCATCCTGGCCGGCCTTGCTCTCGAAGAGCTTCAATTCTTCGGCGCGGATCTCGCGACGAATTTCCTTCGCTTTGTCCGTGTCACCGTCGAGGATGGCACTCATGTAGCGATCTTCGGCCGCGTCGAAGTCATAGGCCGCCGGCTTCTCTGGCTTCTGTTCTTCAGGCTTCGGTGCAGCGCCTTTGAGTCGCGCGTTTTCCTCTTCCAGGCGCAGGCGCTCTTCACGCTCACGCTTCAGCGACTCGTTCACTTCATGGAAGCGCGAGTGCGGCACGACCTTCGACTTGCCGCCTTCAGCCAGCTCTGCCAGGGCCTCGGCGTCGAGATCAGGATCCTCGTCAGCATCAGGATCATCATCGCCACCGCCCTTACCGTCATCGCCGTCATCGCCGTCATCACCCGGCTCGTCGTCCGGATCGTCTTCGGTCTCGGTCAGATCAGGATCGATATCGTCGCCGCGATCATCGTCACCAGGCTCCTCATCGGGGTCTTCGTCCTCGTCCTCTTCTTCCTCTTCTTCCTCGACGTCGGAATGCAGAGTTTCCGGGTCGATATCGTCGGAACAGTCGACCAGGGTGTTGTAACGCATGCCCAGCGCCAGGTCGGCGCTCGCGTGTTCGGGTTTCATGGCCATGGGTGCCCCCTTGATTGCCGTTGGTGGGTTACTTCTTAGTGATCTGCTGCATGGCGGCCATCTTTTCCTTGGCCATGGCGCGGGCCGCAGCCAGGCGCTTGGGGTCCTTCTCGATTTCCTTGGCGCGCAGTAGGGTCCGCATGTCGTCCTCTGCCTGCCATTTCTTGTCTTCGCTCAGTGGTGATGCAGAACCTTTCATGCTGGTGCTCCCTCGATCTGCTGCGTTTCAATGCCGCTCATGAGCCCCACGCCAGGGTTGGCCGGCGTGATGGGATTGGTGTTGGTCGGTAGATTGCCGGCGATGCCAGCGCCCCCTTGGAGCTCTGGCACGATCGGCGGAAGGTCTTGATCGATGTAGCCGGCCGAGCGCAGCAGCGCATCAGCAAGGCCTGCTGTCAGCGGATTGGTTGCGATCACGCCAGCGGTCTGGATTGCGCTGTACTGCGCTTCGACGGAACGATTCACCGTCTCTTGGCGTGTCTTGTCGGCCTGGGCCTTGGCAAGCTCGGCGCGGGCTTCGTTGAGCGGATCAGGCTGAGCGGTGGCCTGCTGCTCGATCGCATCGATAATGTCGTTCTTGTCCGTGACGTTGCTGTGCTTGATCACGAACGGATCCGGAATGCGCACGCCCTTCTCGCGCATTTCCATGATCTGGGTGAACTGGCTGTTTTCGAAGGTCACCTGCATCGGTTGTTCGGAGACAACAACGTCGTATTCGCCGATGGTGAGGTCGTTCAGCACGCTGCCATCTTCGGTCGGATAGTTGACGTACAGGTCTTCGGTAACCGGGCGCCCGCGGCTGTCCTGCTCGGTGATCTTCAGAATCCGCGGCTCGTCGTAGAAGTCCTGCACCAGTTCAAGGATGCGCTTGGCCATCATGTTGCGGGTCTTGGCCAGGTTATCCAGCGGCACCGCAAGACCCTGCTGGGCAGCGAACTGGCGAGACTGGATAGCCACGCCGCTGATCTCTCGGCCTAAGTTGCCGGTCATGGCGTCATTGATGCCGGTGGTTTCGTCGATCAGCTGCCCTGCACGGTCGATGATGCGGTCGATACCGGTAGGTATCTGATTGGGCTGGATCTTCTTCGGCACCTTCTCGACTGGTGTCTCGGCCTTCAAGGCGATAGCCAGGCCAGTCTCTGCGCCCCGGTCGGCCAGTTCGTCGTCGCTCATATTGGCCAGGGTGCCGGTCCACCAAACCCAGCCGCTGTTGGCGGTTGTGTTGATGGTGTGCAGGAACTGGCTCATGGACTTGTTCAGCAACTGCTGCGGGCCGATCGCGTCATCCACTAGGCCAGTGGTCTTGCCTCGACGGAAGAACGGGAAGAACGGCACGACGGTGAAGTGCTTGAACGGGCTCCACTCGTCGAAGAGCGTGTAGTTGTAGGTGGTGATGACCCAGCGCACGCGACGAATGCGGCGCTTTGCTCGCACCACACCGTGTGCTGCCGCGATCTGCTCTTCGGTCATGCCTTCGATGGTGCGGATATCACCGGTCATGGTGATCAGCACGTCGGCATTCTCGGTTTTCCAGTACTGCCGCTCGATTACACGGATGCGCTTGCTACCATCCGCCAGCGTGGCCGACCCCATGTAGCCAGTACTGCCGGTGTCTTCGTTGCCGAACTTGTTGCGCTCTTCATCAGCTTCGTCGTCGCCGAAGTCCTGATCCTCAAGGTCTTCCTGCTCGCACTTGTCGCGAGCATCCTTGCCATACAGATCCTCGATCTCGTCCAGAGTCAGCCAGCGCGTGATGATCACGTCAGACCACTTGTCTGGGTCGTAACTCTTCGCATCGGGATCAGGGATGACGTCGAGCGGATCCAGATCAGTGATAGCGATCTCGCCCATGATGGAATCTTGATAGCTGATGCGGATATCGAAGTAGCCGCGCTGCTGGATCAATCCATCGGAGAAGACCTGCGTCTCGATCCAGTGCAGCCCGGTGTTATCACCAACCTGCTTGGCCACCTTGCTCAGCACCCTGGCCTTGTCTTCGTCCGCACCCTGGCCGCGCGGCTGAAAGGCGATATCCATACGGTTCTGGATCTGGTAGCCGATGGCGGTATTCAGCTTTGGCTTGACCTGATTGAACTCCAAGGCGGGGCGCCCACCAGCCTCAACCTCTTCGCGGTCGTCCGGATTCCATTGCCGGCCGCCGCCCATGTAGAAGTTTTCGCACTCGCGCGCTTTCCTGCAGTAGCTCTGATGGCCCCGCATGCGCCCGTACTCGTAGCGCTGCCAGTTTATGTTCGCCTGCTCGTCTCGGTTTCCGGACATTCGCTACGCACTCATCGCTGATTTGCGGCCTCTGCCGGCAATCAGCCGGCGCTTCCATTCCGGCACTTCTATGTCACTGGAGGCGATTGGCAATGCGAACGTAAGCGCCAGCGCGTCGCCGGCGTCAGGAGATTTCTTCAGCTCTTTCTTGATCTCTTCCTTCGAGTCGAGCTTGATCTGGCCGTTTGAGCTGTAGCGGTAGCCTGGCGCTGTCAGGTCGGCATGCAGCTTGTCGCAGTCAGGAATGCTGGGCGGGATTATGTCGCCGATCCACTCGGCCATTTCCCCCCACATTTCAGAGCGCTTGTTGAAGTACTTGCGCTGGTCGGTGGCCTTGCTGCCGAAGTTCACCGCCGTGACGCGATCGCCATACCCCAGCTCGACCAGACGGTCATAGATGCCAGCACCCAGGCCGCCGATATCAACGAAGACGCGGCGAATCGTCTTGTCGTCCTCGAGCATGCGCACGACCACTCCGACCACGGCCATGGTGTCGAACTGGTCGATCTTCTCCAGCCCCCAGGCCTTGCGCCCCTGACGGTGGATGATCGCGGTAGAGTCGTCGCCAAAGCGCGCCGGGTCGACACCAACTACGTGAGCGCCGATCGCCTGCAGGTGAGCCGGGTTGACCTTGCGCGCCCTGGCAACGGCCAGCGTGTTGACCAGGGCCTTGTGGCCGACTCGCTGAAACGCCATATCTGGCGTGGCCGGATATTCCTGATCGAACCAGGCGGCATCGCCGTTGAAGTCGGTATTGATCTTCGCTTGGCGCCACGCCATCTGCTCGTCGCTTAGCTCGAACGTCTCCTGATACTCGGCTTCCTCTGGCGACAGCTCGAAGTCCCTCGGCACCTCGCGCTGATACTCACGCTGGATGAACCACGGGATGAACACCGCCATGTAGTCGCTCTTCTCGGCCACGGCCAGCGTCCACATTTCGTGGAACAGGTTGGCCAGGCCGTTGGCCGTCGACTCTAAGATCGCCTCGCTACCTGGCAGCAGCGGCAGCGTCTGACCCAGACCGGCCATGATGTTGATCGCGTTCGGCCAGAACGCCACCTCAGACCCGTGCAGGTACTGGATGGTGTCCGACCGGCCGGCGTTCTTGGAACCCGCGGTGGCCACCTTGTAGCCGCTGCGCAGCTTGGAGAAGTTCAGCTCGGTGTCGCTGTTGTTCTTCGTCGCCGGCTTGAGCGTGGCGTCGCTCAGCTCGTAGTAGGTCTTGGCGATCCGGAACAGGTTCTGTGTCGCCGCGTCGAGGTGGGTGATGATCATGGTGCGCTTGCCGAAGCGCATGCTGGTGCGTTTGTAGAACCTGGCAGCGGCATAGGTGCTGATGCCCTGCTGCCGCCCCTTGAGCACGATGACGCGAACCCAGCCTCTCGCCGCCAGTTGCTGCTCGATCTTTTCGTGCAGCACGCGCTGGGCATCGTTCCACTCGAACGGCAGCACCTTGCCGCTCTTGTCGCGGATCTTTAGGTTCTTGGCGCAGTAAAGCTCGTCATCCTCGATGAGCCTGGCCAGGAGATTGTCGGCTGTGGACATGCGCACCCTCACTTCTGTGAGGGTTACGCCATGTCACTGGAAGGTATTGCGCAACAGGTTGGCCGTGATGGCAAACCTTACGGGGAAGGGCAATCTAGTAATAACCGCGGATCACAACCTTCACCGACGCCCAGTTAACAGATGTGCTTACAGAGAACGATGACGACGGGGAGAATCCGCCGTTAAACTGCCCGCCTGAACCCAGCGCAAAAGTTAGCGTGGTTGTACCAGTTCCGCTGCCGGTGTTGATATCCGCATATGGCCCAGTGATAGGAAAAACACCAGTACCATTTGTGCCGACAAAATGCAGTTGGTAGTGCTCACCAACCTCGAAATCAACGCCCGACAACCCAACCGATGGCGTGGCAGACGATCCAGTAGACGACCCTATCGGCGAAACTGTCGAGAAGGTTCCAGGCGCAAAGGTGACACACATCGCTACGCGCCTGCCGCCGGATGGAATAGTGAACGAGTCGCCGCTTTCTAGTACGCGGTATAGCGTGTACAGGCGAACCCCTGACCCAATTACCACTCCACCAGCGGCCGTCCATCCTGCGATTGATATCGCATCAGTATCTGAGGCTGCGATTGCCATCACACATAGTTGACCAGGCACCCAACCGACCGGCAATGGCACGGCCAGTGCGGCGCCGTTTGCAGCCGCCTGCCTGTTCGCCACACGCTGCGGTCGTACCCACGTAGGAACTCCTCCTGCCAGCAGTGCCTGCTGAGCCAATACCCCTGGGGCTATCATGCCGGGGTACCGCCTAGCGTACCTGCCAGGGTAAACGTGTTGGCGGCAGTGCGCAGCAGTGACGCGGGCGCGTATTGACCGCGCAATGATTTTGTCAGCCCGCTGAACACATTCACGGTGATACCACTACCGTCCGAGATAGTTACCGTACCAACGCCCTGCTGGATTACCGTAACCACTGCCGCTGCTGGCCACGCACCGGACGCCTCAAGCTGAATGCTCAGCGCCACTGCACTGCCACTGGTGCACAGAACGATATTCCCGGCATCTGACGGTACCAGGGTTCCTGATGTGCCGGAGATAGTGCGCACGGTGGGCACCGCAGCCTTGCCGTTGAGCGCGGCCTGCAGATCGGTCTGATCGGAGAGCGTGCCGCCGATATCGCCCCAGTCTGCGCCACTCCCACTGATGGAGAGGTCGCCACTCCCGAGCAGACTGCTGCCATTGATGGTCTTGATGTTGTTTGCGCTGACCAGGGTGTCCTGCTTGCCGCTGACCGCCGTAGCCAGGTCGTTGATCTGGCGCTGCAGCTTGCCGAAAGCTACCAGCACGGTGTCAGCGCTGGTGATTGCGCCGCCAGTGGCCAGGCTCAGGCCACTGAGTACGGTGGCTAGCACGCGCGCCGTTGTGAAGTAGAGTCGTGTTGCGCCCTCGGCCAGGCTGTCAGTGTCAGGGTTTGCCGTAGCGCCCGAGGCGATGCCGTCTAACTTCGATTTGTCGGCGCCAGTGAAGGCATTGGTATCGGGGTTGCTCTCGTAGAGCGCCTTGACCTGCGCGGCGGTGATCGGGTCGGCGCTGCCTGCCTGGGCGACCCATTCGCTGTCGCTTTCGTCCCAGATATACCGCTGCACTGGCGCGCCAGCACCAGCGTCAACGTCGGCGTAGTCGCCTTCTTCGGCAGTTGGCAGGGCCGTCTGCAGCGCGGTGAAGTTGATGAACGTGCCACGGTAGTGGCTGCCTTCCAGGCCTGCCAGCTTGGCCTTTTCGGCCGCCGTGAAGTTCTCTTGACTCAGGCCATAGCCAGGCACCTTGTCGACCTTGAGGTCGAGTTGCACGGACAGCGCGGCAGGCTGCACAGCCGTATCAGCCAAGGCGCCCTGCTCTGCCGTTGCGGCGCCGATATCGCCCGGCGTCTCAGGGATGAAAGGCTTGCCGGAAAGGTCGCCATACGTCCCAGAGAGCGCCACAGCGGAAAAGGCAGGAAGCCCTAACAGGTCGGAGTAGTTGCCGCTCAACGCCACTGCGGAAAGGCTGGCGGCGTCCGCCGGCGTGTACGCAAGCGCAGTGGTTACATCGGAGCCGGTCAGCGATACGACGCCAGTGCGCCCGTTGAAGCTGCTCACGCCAGCACCACCACCGCCGCCGCCAGTACCAGGCACCCCGCGCAGGCCGGCAAGCACGACAACCGGAGTTCTGCGCGGCGCAGCACCCAAGACAATGGGCTTGGCTACCTGTCCGGCGCCGATCACCTTCATGCAGTCACCTCGTCAGCAACCTCGATATCGCTGATCGCAGTCAGCGGGTAGACCTGGCCGCCCGGGGCGATCGCTTCAACGTCGTACTTGCCGCGCTTCCATTCCAGTGCTGCGGCAGTGGCGGCATCCATCTTGAGCACGAACGCGCTATGCGCCAGGTCGACCTCGATCTCTCCATCCGGGCTCTCGGCCGGGTCGCTGTGCCAGGTGAACAGCACGGTACCGCCTGGCTTGTCACGCACCTGGGCGCGGCAGTGCCAGCCCGTCAGATCCATCGGCTTGTTCAGCACCAGCAGGCCCGAGCCGCTGAACGCCTTCCAGCAGTGCGCGTTCAGGGCGTTCAGCTCTACGGTGTCGACGTCGACCAGCTTGGCGATCTGGCTTTCATCGTCCGGCGTGTTGAGCTCGGTCGGCGCCTTCACGCAGGTGACCTGCACCGGCCAGCCGTCCGGCACGCCGTGCCCCACTACCGTCAACCGCACAGGCGCCTTGCTCGGCATGCCAGTAATAGGCAGATACAGCAGCTCGTCCTCGGCGTACAGGAATCCGAACTCGAACGTCTTGCCGCGCTGGATGGTGATGGGGATTTCAGGCGCCATGCTGCTCTCCTATCTAAGCAGCACCGACCCTATGTCACTGGCGAAACCTGGCAAGCGCCCACGAAAAAGCCCGCACATGGCGGACTTTCTCGCATCAGCGGCTGTCAGGACGGTGATTCGCTGGCGAGCAGCAACAGATCCATTGCGCCCTGGAACACAGCCCCGGCACTGGCGATGCGCATATCGCTGCGCAGGATCGGGCTGCGGCCGACGTCAGGCACCGGCAGCGACAGTCGCTGCAGGCCGTAGACGCTGACCTGGCCAACATCGCGCGCCAGGTCGTGCGCAGCAACGGATTGCACAGCGACAGCCGGCAGGCCAGTGTCGCGCGCCGGCTCAGCCATAACAGCGCCGCCGGCCAGAGCCAGGGCGATCAGAGGTACCAGCATGGATTTCGTCTTGAGCATGGGGAAAGCCTCTCGGTTGGTATCGAATCGATCAGATCGACTGCACCACCTGGGTATGTCACTGCGCGGCTCTGGCAACTATCCCTCGCCCATCAGACGACGCAGGCGCTCTTCATACGGCTCTTCATGCTCCTGCTCGTCGAGGTTGTAGGCCTGACGCTCGAGCGGGATCAGGTTCTTGAGTGCCGTGGAAAGATCGCGCAGCACGCCGGCATGCGTCGGCAGACCCACCAGCTTCAGCATCTGATTGCGGCGCCTGGTGTTCTCGTCCTCCTTAGTGTCCTCGAAGATCAGGTTCTCGATCTCTTCGCGGTTGCTTGCGGCCATCTCCAACTGCTGAAACAGCATCGACACCAGACTGTGCCCCTTGGCGATATCGCGGCGGTGCCGACCGATCACCTGCAGGTTCGTCTGCACTGCGGTTTCGATATCCGCAGGCGTGGGGGCGTTTCCGTCAGAGGAAACACTGTTTCCATTCGGTGTTTCCTTCGCCTCCTGTTCCTTGCGTGGCGCGGTCAGCAGAGCAGCGCGGGTGCGCTCTCTGACTTCCTGGCTCGCGTCCTGAGTCCAGCTGTTGGCCTTCGCCTTCTTGGAGATAGCACCAGGGGTCGTGTCGTGCTTCGTAGCCAGAGCACGCAGCGATAGCTGGCCTACTCGGTAATCACGCTCTACCGCTTCCCAGTCGATCTTCTTGCGCTTGGTCATTGCTTCAATACCTCCTGCATCACGCCCATCTGCATCAGGCCGACCAGCCTGGCCTTGTCGGCCGGCTTCCCACACGACAGACGCTGCAGATATCCGTCATCGAACTCCAGCAGCATGATCATGTGATCTACCGGCAGCGCGCCTTCTGCATCAAGTTGGTCGGCCACCAGGCGCAAGTACTTCGCGATGGCCTGGTTGTCAGGCGCATGCCCGTTCAGCGGCAGTTGAATGACCTTGGCTTCACTCATCACGGCCACCGTCACAACCTGTCACAGTGACAGCAGCGTGACTGGTCACACCGTCCAGCGTGACAGCGTTCGGCTGCACTGCCTGCATCGCAGCACGGCGCAGCTCATGGATGCGGGTGCCATTGGCGCGGATGTGCTCGGCCACCTGCTCAGCGGCGCCGATGATCACCTCGCCCAGCGCCTCGAACTGGCAGGTGATATGCCCATCGTTCACGCTGTGCTGCACGTCCTGGCCGTCGAACTGCACGGTGATCTGAATACGCCAGCGCTGGCCACCTGGCTTGCGCACACCGAACGGACGAGCGATGTACAGGCGGTAGATGCCATGGCGTGGCACCTGATGCTCGACGAACAGGCGCCGCGGCCCATCGTTGAATACCTCGGCCAGGGTCTTGCCCTGGATCTGGTCAGCCGCCGCCTGGGCGACCTCCTGCAGGGTTTTGGCTTCCATTACGCGCTCCTACGTGAAATCTGGCGGTCTGCATCGGCCTGACGCCTTGCGGCTTCGCGTAGCGCCGCGCGCCGAGTGCGCCAACAGTCGGTTACGCTGCAGGCGTAGCGCGCCACGTCCGGATGCATGCGGTACGGGTGAGCCTGGCCAGGTTGCGGCTGTGGCTCCCTGGTGCTGGCGATCAGATACTCGGCCACCTCATGCCGGCACGCGCCGGCGTGGTCGATCAGGATGCGAGTGACGATGAATACAGTGCGGCCGGCGCGGAGTTCGTCGGCACGATAGGTCTTGCGTCGCATGGTCTGCCCCCATGGATGATGTGATGTAATCGGGCCTAGTAGCCCGCTTTCTTGATTGCCTTGATCAAGCCCTTCTTGCCCGCCTGGCACTCTCGATACATCCCGGCGGCGTCAATGTCTGCAAGCACCAGATCGCCCATCGAGGCGGTACCGTCAGCGGCTACCTGCACCACTGGAAGATCCGGACACTCCTGCATCAGCCCCCGATCGATCTCCACGCGCTTCGTTGATGAGCTGCATCCCAGCAGCAGGAATGCGGCACTCGCGATAAACAACGTCGGTAAAGGTTTCATGGACGGCCTTCTGGTAGATGGTTTTGTTCTCGATGCGGATGCCAGCGATCGCCTCTTGGGTGATCTCGGAAATCTCAGCGACCAGGCCGCGGCGACCCTCCGCAGCGCGCACTTCAGCCAGTTCAGCGCTGTCCGCCTGCCAGTCGCGGATCTGCCAGCCAGTCCCAGTGCACACAACGGCCAGCACGCCATAGGCGATCAGGCGGTATCCATCAACGACCATTGCGACGCTCCTTGGCGATCTGCTTCGCCTCATCAGCCAGTTTCGTGACCTCTTCCACGCTGAGCCCGGCGCCTGGATGCAGAACTTCGGAAAGCCAGGACAGCAGGTGCACACCGTTGTAGGTGCCATTGCCGTTCGCGCAGGCCTCGTCGAGGGTTTTGGCCTTACGCGGATCGTCGCTCACTGGACGCTCCAGCATTTGGCGTGGCGCTCGAGCTGGCGAGTCCACACGCCCCAGCAGCGCGTGTTTGGCTTGCCGTTCACCAGGGTCGAGCAGTCATACCCAGCGGCATAGCGCCACCTCAACAGCGCATCACAGGCCCTCGGGTACTCGCCGGCCAGCAGGTGTCGTCGCATCGACGACGATCGCCAGTTGCCGATGCCGTACTGGCCCACGAAGTCGAGATAGAGGTCGTATTCCTCTTGGAACAGCTTCACGCCGGGCAGCGAGGCCTGGAATCGGCTCTCTTCCTGGCTGTGCAGTGCCCTGGCCAACTGCCTGGCGCGCTCGCGGGTGATGGGTGGGTCTGCCAGAGTGACGCGCGTGCCGTCCTCGTAGCGGGTCGAGCCGTGGCCGATGGTTGGCACGTCGCCCTTGGTTGGGATGTACGGCAGGTGAACTTCGACGCCGTTCTGCACCTCGACCGGGCCGTCGCCCTCGCTCTTGATCCAGGCACCGAAGCCGGCCAGGCTGAGCGTCAGCGCGGTGACCAGCACCCGATTGCGCATGCTCATTACCGGCGCCCTTCCAGACCGCACTGCTCGCGCAGCGCTTCGATCCTGGCAACGCTCTCCGCCTGCTCGCGCTTATCGCGCCGGTGCTGGAAGTAGAAATTCACTGCAAGGCCCAGGACGGCGATCACCACGCCGGAGAGGCCTATCCAGTTAATCTGCGCCAGCCAACCCAGAACACCGGCAACTGCGCCCGCCTGCGTCACCTTGTTGGCTGCGGCTGCACCGACAACCTCGACCATCCCCTCATGAACCTGCTGTGCCATGCCATCGCTCCCGTGCTGGCTTCATGTGCATGGAAGGCCACGCTATGTCACTGGAAGGGTTCGGCAAGGCTTGCGGTGGCCGGCGGGTGACATAGCGTCGGAGATCCATCGCACCACCAACCACCGAGGGCAGAACCATGGGGCAACTGAAATTCAACATCGACCACGTCAGCGACGATCAGTACTTCGCCGTCACCGAGGCCATCGCGCTGGCCGGCGCAGCATTCGAGGAGAAAGGCCCGGAGACCCTGCTGATCATCAGCCTGGGCGCCGAAGGCAGTAACGACGCGATCCTCGCCGGCAGCCTCGGCGAGGGTCGCCTGGAAAAGCTCGAAGAGATGCTGCAGCAGCTGAAGGAGCGCGCCCAGGAAGAAGAACCAGACGACGCGCTTGTCCTGCACCTCGAAGAACAGCCCTAGGCTGAACTGACCACCCACAAGGCCTTTTTCACATCCTCGCTCGACCCTGCCGGCTTGTCCGGCAAGGTCGCTGTCACCGCGGCGCCGAACTCCTCGCTCAGCATCTGCTGAATCCGCTGCATCACCGCGGCCTGAGCCGCCCCCGAAACGCCAGTGACGATCACATGTGCAACCGCCGGAATGCTGATCTCTAGCTTGGCCATCTGTAGTGCTCCATTGATTGTGAGTTGTTTGCGCCTTGGCGCTGGCAAAGCAGTTGGGTTATTGAAGGGCGTCCTGCGCAGGTAAGGCTGGAAGGCTTCCGTCCATGAATCCCCCCGGTACCGCCGTTGGCGCACGGTGTCCCAGGAAATACCCAGGCGATCGGCCCAATCCCTCGCCGGCATTTCCAGCGCCACCCTCACCACCTGGCCGCCCAGCGGCAGGCATACGGGCATATCTGCAGCACACAGCATGTCTTCGCGCATGGTCTCCCCCTGTCAACGAATAAGCCCCCGCTCACGCAGGATTTGCCACTGCTCGGCCATCCAGGCCTGGAATATTGGGTCGGTCATAGCCGGCTCCTTGCCTCTCGCTCAATCTCTGCTTTGCGCTCGAGATGCTGACGGCGCTGCTCTGCTGCCATGGCATCTCTCTTATCCCGCCGCCACGCATCAGCCCACCAGGACAGAAACACGGCGACCATCAACAGGGTGATCCAGTCAGATATGGTCATCACCAATCCTCCACAGGAATGTGCTCTGCGCTTTCTGCCCACTCGCTACCGAAAACCTCCATGGGCTCGAAGCACGGTGGCTCTGATTTGCTCTTGAAGCCGGCCAGCCAGTGGTAACCACTGTGCTGGGTGGCGCCGCAGTGGTCGCACTGCATCCAGGCGCCGAAACCTGGGGCGCTTTGGCGCCGGTATAGGTGCTGTTTCATAGGGGCTAAGCCTTCGTATGCGGCAGGTTGTGGGTGGCCAGATAGTCGTTACGGGCCTTTACCGCGTCCTCGATATGAGCGAACCGGCCCAGATGCACCGGCTTTCCTTTCCACTGGACTTTTGCAACCCACTTGCCGCGATCCCACGAAACGCCGACATGACCACTTTTGTTCTTCTCAGTTATTCGGCGATTTGCGGCCTGCACGTTGTAGTCCACGTAGCGGCAGTTATCTGGGCTGTACCCCCTGGATGGGTCGATTCGATCTATCGTCATGAGATCGGTGTATCCGTTCGCGAGAGACCACTCCATAAACGGCTCGAAGTTCATCCATTCTTCGCACAGGGTGACGCCGGCATACTTCTCAACCTCTGCACCTCTAGGGCTTATGCAGCGGCGCTTCATGTTTGCCCAGGTGACATGGAGCCTGCTGTTTGAGTTGTTCAATCCATGAGAAGAACGCGCCTGGCCGGCCTGCTTGTTCGCGCACGCCTTGCAGAACCCGGTCATAACCTTGATCCGCTCCATCCTTGACTCGAACTCAGCAGAGCAGCCTGGGCAACGGAAAAGCCCCATCGATCGCCTGCAGCCACTTGCTCCCGCCACAAACTTGCGGATCAAAATCACATTGCTGTCCATGACTGGCCTCCCGCTAATCGAAGCTCAAGCCGATTGGCTTTCTTGTTGAAAATCGTCTTCAGCCTTTTCAGGTACTCAATGTCATGGCCAGCCCTAGAGTGGTTCGACTCCAACCACTCGACTCGCTCCAGGCCGATCTTTTCGATCAGCCTTGGCCGATATCCAGCAATGTTCCCGCTCAGGTGGTTGTTGCAGATCGAGCAAGCCTTGTGCATGTTCCAGAGGTTGAATCTGAGGTGCGGAGCCGCCCCTACGCTGCGAAAGTGCGAGCAGTGCCATTGCCCATCCCATGAAGCTGGCCTGTCGCAACTACCGCATCCCAGGTGAGCATCGCGCAGGCGCACATAGCGATTTATCGCCGCCTGTGCTTCTTTCGCGTAGTCCGCCTTGCTCTTCAGCTTTTCCTTCCGCACCTTGATCTCGCGCCGCTCCCGCTGCTCGATGGCCATGCGCGCCTTCTTCTGGTTGGCAGGCTGATCAGCGATCGCCAGGCCGCACTGCCAGCAGCAGACCTTCTGGCCGAGCTTGGGCGTGAATTTCACTTCACAGGCTGGGTTGGCGCACGTGCGCTGGCGTGGCTTGCGCTCGGCAATGCCGCTGGCCTTGGCCTTCAGCGGCGTCTTGCGCTTCAGTTCTGTACGCCGCAGGGTCATTGGTACACGCTCCCCGGCTGGCCTGGCTCATTGCTCCCAGTGCATTTCAGGGCATGATCACTTGCATGCGGACAGCGCTTGTTGCCGCAAATCGGGCAGAGAATCATCTTGGTGCTCGACAACGGCATCCATCCGAGCGGAGTCTGCTTGCCCAGCTTCTTCTCACCGATGCATCGGTGGCATTCGCAGTTCCAGAGCTCGGTCATGCCGGCACCTCGCTGGACTTCTCGCGCTCTGGGGTGAAGTCGCCGCGCAGGGGCATCAGGTGACGCTCGGCGACTATGGCGCGCATGTCGCCCCGCTCTACCGCCCACATGGGGGCGAGAAGACGATAGGTGACGCCGTACAAGGTGAACTCTTCGCCACGATCACCACGGCCCATCAGCTCAACCTGGCTGCCGGCATCTATGAATGGCTCGCTGCCGAAAAGCGTCGGGGTACGACGAGTGACGATGGCGATATCGCCGGGATTGAACCTGTTCACTGCTCACGCTCCCCAGGCATCAGGCCGGTCATGTTCTCGATCGCTTCCTCGGTGAGGTCTGGCCAGTAGTTGGCGATCAGGTGCTGGCAGATGCCGCGCCAGAACTCCTTGAAGCGCTCTTCGGTCATGTAGTCGAAGGCGATCGACTCGGGGATCAGGCGCATGACGCGGCCCAGGTCGGGAATGTCGAAGGCTTCGTAGGTGCAGCACACGCCGGCGTCGAGCTGCAGGCGCTTGATTGCTGTGTGAGCGTCCATGCCTTGGAATTTGTCGATCTGCTCAGCGACGACACGGCCAAGGGCATGAACGAGCCTATGGAATTTGGAATTACGCGGCTGACGCAGGTCTGCCCTTACCCGGTCACCCACCTTGTAGGCACGCTCGCGCACCAGAAAACGATCAGTGAAACTCTCCGGTACGAACGCGCCCACCATCTCGCCAGTTGCTGGGTCTACCAGCTTGCGGACTTCCATGTAGATCGGACGTGTCGACTTCTTTGTCTTCGGAACTGTCAGAGCGGTCATTGGCCTCTCCTTTTTTTCATGTACGCCGCCATTGATTCATTCCGGCATGCGCGGCAATTTCGCTTGCCGGATGGCGTGATGTAGACGGTTTCCGCTGTCCATTCATGGCCGTTCGCGCAATGTGTTTCCGTGCTTCGAGTGCGATACGGCGTGGCGCGACGATGGTTCTCTTGAGGCGTTACAACCTCCAAATGCTCTGGATTCACGCATGCCCGGTTACGACATAGATGATCCACCTCCATGCCTTCCGGTATCTCTCCACGGTGGTGGGTGTAGGACCACCTGTGCGCGAGCACCATGCTCCATCCGTCAGCGCTGTTCACGGCGAACCGGCCGTATCCGTGTGGCAGTTTGGAGGCGCGCCACACCCAGCAGCCTGTCACTGGATCGGTGACGAACTTGCTCTTGAATCGGGAAATGGCTGCCTTACCCATGGCGCACCCCCTGGTCTGTGTTCAGGGCCTGCTGATCCCATCCATAGGCGCGGTTGAAGCACAGCGGATCCATGCGCATGTACTCGGCGCCAACGGCACTCACCGGATCAACCTGGCCACGGATATCGAAGTACTCGTCGCCGATCTTGGTGATTACGTGGTCGCTGTCGTACCAGGGTTCGGCATCAGGAAATGCCTGCTTCAGCAGCAGATAGACCCGAAAACAGCCCCCATTCAGGCCGTACCTGGCCATATCCGGGTGCGCGTCGCGCAGGGCGGCGATGAAGGCGAGTACGTCAGCCATTGGCGCCACCCTCGGCCATCGCCCGGTCGATAGAGAGATCCACGTCCGACTGACGGAATCGCACGCCAGTCATCCAGATCGGGGTACTCAGGTAGAAGGGATGCGCGTTTTCGCTCTTGTCGCGCAGCCACAAATACCGCGCTGAGTTCGCACGAAGCCGGCCATTCTCTTCCAGCAGAGACAGGATCTCCTGCGGCTCAGTCAGGCGCCGGTACTCTTCGATTTGCGCCGGCAGCAGTGCGGCCTGTTCGGCGGTGAAGTCCTCGCCGTGCGCGTCACGGAGCATGATCAACGCCAGTTCGCGCAGGCGCTGTTGCTTGTCGCTACGCATTGCACACCTCCCGACCGATCACAGCCAAACGCCCGCCGGCCACCGTCAGGCGGCGCCGGCCACGGCGCAGAATCATCTGCTCGCCCTCCCGGGCCAGGTCGTAGCCACGGGCGAGCAGGAAATCTATGGACTCCCGCAGCGGCTGCTGCAGGCGGCGCTCAAGCTTCATGGGTGTCACCTCGCTGAATGCGGAGCTTGGCAAGCAACTGCTGGCGGGCCTGCTCGCCGGTGAGCGTGTCCAGCCCCTGGACGCGCATCAGGTGTTGTACGAACCGTTCGCCGCGGCGCTCGGCCTGCTCGGGCGTCAGCTCGCGGCCTTCGCTCTGGTCTTCGATACCCTCACGCGGCTTCTCCAGCGGCAGGCCCAGCGATGCACGGCGGCGCAGCTGGTAGTACGCATGGTCGAAACGCTTGCGCAGCGTCTCTTCGGGAATGCTGCTGCAGCGCAGGTTGAACCAGCCGACGGCCTCGCCAGCCAGGCGCACCGCCTCATGGCTCCAGCTATGCCGGCCAGGGTTCGTGCAGTGGCGCACCACCTCACGCCAGGCGATATCGTCGGCGGGAAAGCCCAGATCCTCGGCAGTCGGCGTGCACAGCTTCACGAACTTGCCAACGCTGGGCGCGAAGTCGGTTTCCAGTGCACGGCAGGCCTCGATGCCATACCGCAGCTGGTCGATGGTGAAGATTCCGGACTTCATGAAGCCCTTCACCCAGGTGCGCTTCGCCCGCTTCTCAGCGTCATCGTTCGGCCAGGCCTGGCGCCAAGCAGGGAAGATGCTCTTCAGCTCGTCGAACAGCGTGTTCACGATGCGCGCCGTCTCAGCGTTCGGCTTCTTGGCCACGTTGTCCCGAACCGGCTCAGCAGGCAGGTTCGGCAGCGTCTTCACCACGTCGATTGCGGGTTTCATACACCATCGTCCTCTTCGATCCAGCTCGTATCGTTGGGGTCTTTCTTCACCGGCTTGGCCAGGCCACGCCGCTCCAAATCGTCTTGCATGCGGCGCATTCGATTGCGCCAGGTTGCGGGCCAATCGGCCTTGGACTCACCCGTGCCCTTCCAGTAATCGATGAACCCCTCCGTCTCCCGGTCGATGTTCACGGCGGGCGTTTTCTCTTTCGCCCAAGCCAACATGTCTTCGGTGATCAGGAACGGCAGCGGCAGCGGCTTCTTCGGTTTGGCCCGCACGCCCTTCGCCGCTGGCTTCTTCGCTGGCGCCTTTGCTGGCTGCTCTGGTGACACATCACCAGGGGGGCTAAAGGGGGTATTACTCTTGTCTTCTCTAGTCTTATCTGGTGTGACTTCGGCGTGACTCTCGTCGCGCGTCACGTCGCTACCGTCGCGCGTCACGCTCTCGTCACGCTCATTTTGTGACGACTGTTGCGCTGCTTTTTTGCGAGCCCGATACGCTGCACTCCGCGCAGCACTAGAGCTCTGGCGCCTTCCAGCCGAGTCGCGAAGTAGCGGCTGCCGCTCGTCCCAACTGGCCAACCTGCCGCCAACGATCAACCCGCGATCAGTCAGCGCAGCGACAACAGCAGCAGTCTTTCCGTCGCCAAAACCGAGCAAAACATCGTGATCGTCACAGTCGAAACTGGTCACGTCGCCGCGCGACACTCGAACCGTTTTCGTCACGCCTTCGTCACGCCCGTCACGCTCTGCGTCACGCACAGTCACGCTCGCGTCACACTCTGGAACCGAACTCGCGCACTCAAGCAGGCATGCCCACACCGCCAGCACTTCGCCAACGGAAGCACCTGACATGCGCGCAACGCGCTGAAACTTCGGGTCAGTAACTGTCCCGTGCCACCACCGGAGCCAATCCATCGTTAACGCGACGCCTCGGCTGCCAGGTAGTCGGTGACGATCTGCACTGTCGCCTGCTCAGGTGTCATGCCCTTGCTGCGTGCGTAGTGCTCAAGGCGAATGCGCTGTACGGCCGGCATCTCGGCCATCGACTCGCGCACCGCCTCGTCGATCTGCTCAGGGTTCGGAGTATTCATGCTCATGGCCTGGCCTCAGTGGATGGATCCGGTCTGGCCAGCAGAAGCAGTGCGTGTGTCGCTCTTCAATTTGCCCCGTGTAAGCCTCTCGATTTGGTACTGGCGCAGTTCAGGCACCTCGTCACCCCACATCGTCACGGCGCTCGGACTGATGCCAAGGGCTTCAGCCAGCTTCTTTTTGGAGCCGAAGAAATCGGCCGCAGACTTGGTCTTCATTGCGTTCTCCTAGAAAGGAACAACGCAAGTTCAGCATGCTTAATTTTTGCAGTCAAGCCGATAATTCAGCATACTGCATGCTTAAGTTCAGTTGCCTTAATGTGAGGGCATGGAAAGACATGAACGAATCGCCAAGGCTGTAAGCCTCAGCGGAAAGAAGAAGGGAGAGATCGCCGCCCTATGTGGCGTTGCACCTTCATCTGTAACCCAGTGGATCAGCGGCGAGAGCAAAGGCCTCAAGCCGGAGAACCTGTTCGCACTGGCAAAAGCCACCGGCTTCAACGCAATGTGGCTAGCGATTGGTCAGGGAGACGAGCGCGACGAAGAAACGCGCTCACCAGCAGAGGATGCTTATGCTTTGATTCCCCAGTACTCCGCCAAGGGCGATTGCGGTGATGGCTATCTCAACGACCACGTAGAGGTTAAGGGCGGCCTGGCGTTCAAGCGCGACTGGCTCAAACGCATGGGCGCCAAGCCTGAAAACCTGTTTGTCATCTACGCCGAAGGCGCCAGCATGGAGCCATACATCTTTGATGGTGACGTGGTGCTATTCGACTGGTCGGACACTACTCCGCGCGATCGCCAGGCCTACGCAATCAGAAGGCCAGACGGGGGTATCAGTATCAAGCGAATCAACCAGCTCCTGTCTGGCGCCTGGGTTATCCGCAGCGACAACCCCGACAAGTCAGCCTACCCGGACGAGCCAGTAACTGAATCCGTTCTCCACGATATGCCGATCCTTGGTCGCGTGATATGGCGCGGCGGCGCCATGGGCTGAGCCACTTGCGATGGCTCAGGTTCTTCGATGCACTCGTCCGAGGCGAGAAGTGGGCCATCCGATGGCTTTTGGTATGGATTGCACTGATTGTGGCACTGGCGGTGGCGCTGGCGGTGTTAGCTACGGTGCTCCGCTAACCATCCTGCAAATGGAGACCAGCGATGCAGGTATTCAAAACCATCGTCCCCACTGATGACGAAATGCTCAGGATGGATACGATTGAACACCAAGGGCTTTTCTGGCTCGTACCACAATGGATCGACACGCCAAGAAAAGGATGGTCAAAGCCAGCAAGAATAGTGTGCCTGAGCTTAATCCCCCACCAGACTCTGCCTGGTCCAGATGCTCATTTTTTCGTACAGAATCTAGTACCCAAATCTGTTTTTGACGGCGCCATCCCGCCACAAATAGCAGCTCAGTACACCGTGATAGACCTGCCTGATCTAGAGTTTGAAACCCACGCTTCAGGCCCGGTTCACTAGCACCCTCACTCGACATACGCACCTCCTCATAAGCCCGGCCCAGCGCCGGGCTTTTTCGTTTCTGCGCCTCGCGCAGAGTCACTCACACCCTACCAAAGAGTTCAGCATTCTGAAAAATAATGTTCAGCATACTTGACTAGCAATTTCAGCTTGCTTAAATTTGCTTCCACGTAACGCCGAAAGGCCATTACCGGAGGCAAGACCATGATGCTGCATCCCGACCTGATCAAAAGCGCCCAGCCTCTGCCGTATCCCGGCCTGCCGGAGCGCGAGCAAGCACGCAACCGCGCCATGGCCGTGATGCAGCGCCTGGTGCTGAGCGACCTGCAGCAGGGTGAACCGGCGCTGTGCGACGCCTTCGCCGAGTTCTGCGCGGATCGCCTCGACCACGACACCCGCTATGCCCTGTGCCTTGCCCGCATCACTGGCGAGAAGCCGCTGGCCGGCGACTGGGTAGCAGAGCACGTCGAGAAGTGCCGCCCGCTGTTCGTGGCCGAAGAGGTCGAGCGCCGCATCATCGGTGCGAAGTTCGAAGCGCTGGGGCTTCCGCAATGATCCGCGCCAACAACTGGCGCCGGAACCTAGACCCGCGCGACCCCGACTATCTCGACCCGCTCACCGATGAAGAGCTGGCCGAGCAAGAGGATGACGAAGCGTGGCTGGCCGAGTGCCGCGAGCAGGACGCAGAGGTGGCTTATGTCTAAGACCTCCCACGCCCTGATCCAGCGCGCTATCGCCCAGCGGGCGCAGATGGAAGGCCAGGCAATCCTGCTGCAAGCGGTCACCAAGGCCTACGCCGACGGAATGATCGAACTCGCCTACGCCGAAGGCCTGATCACCGACGCCGAGCACGACGACTACCGCACTCAGCTGGTGGTGATTGGCAAGCGTATGGGGGTGCCACATGCCTAGCCCTTTCACAGGCACCAGCTTCGCCGAGGCATTCGCCCGCGCCACTGCGGCCGGCGTGACCGATATCCGCCAGATCAAGCGAACCATCCGCCGTCGCGGCACTTGGTTCATCACCTGCGAGGTGCCGGCATGAGTCGTTTCACGAAAGACACCCTGCGCGCCGCAGCTGTGTGGTTCGCCATCTGGGGCGCCTTCATGGCAGCAGCCCTGATCAAGTACGGAGTACCGCCCGCATGACAACAACAGCCACAGCACAGGACAGCCTGATCCGCCTGCCCGAAGTGCTGAAGAGAACCGGCCTCTCCCGCACCTCGGTGTACCGCCTGATGGAGGCCGGCGACTTCCCAGCCAAGCGGAAGCTGATGGGCACTGGCCGCAGCTCACCCATCTGCTTCTCGGCCAACGAAGTGCAGGCCTGGATCGATCAACGCAAGAACCCCGCCAACGACGGCGAAGAACAGTAGGAACCGGCAACCATGGAACAGAACAACGAAATGATGGCCAAGCTGTATGCGGCGCTCGCTTGCGCCCAGGCCGAGTACGCGCCGCTGGCCAAGAACCGCCAGGTCACCATCAGGACCAAGGCCGGCGGCAGCTATGAGTTCCGTTATGCCGATCTCGAAGCAGTGTTCAGCAGCACCCGCCCAGCGCTGGCCAAGCACGGCATTGGCTTCGTGCAAACCATCCAGCCGGCGAACGGCCGCAGCGCTCTGGTCACCATGCTCGCCCACAAGGACGGCGGCACCCTGAGCTCGACCATCGAATTCAACATGCCCAGCGGTGGCGACATCAAGGACTTCGGCGCCCACCTCACCTACCTGCGGCGCTACGCCGCCACCGCAATCCTGGGCGTGGCCGCCGACGACGACCTCGACGAGGACGGCACTGGTGCAGGTGAAGGCGAAGCCACCGAGCAAGCCAAACCCGCCGCCGAACAGCGCGCCACCACCGGCAAGCCCCCTTACCCCGACGCGAAGCTGCAGGAAATGCTGCCGAAATGGCGCGCCCTGATTGCTTCCGACCAGAAGTCCGCCGACCGCGTGATCGCCACCGTCAGCAGCGGCAACACCCTCACCGAAGACCAGATCGCGCAGATCCGTGCGCTCGAAGAAGAGGAAGCACAAGCATGAAAATCCATGACGTAACCCAGGGCTCGCTCGAGTGGCACGTGCTGCGCTCCAGCCATTTCACCGCCAGCGAGGCGCCGGCCATGATGGGCGCCTCGAAGTACATGACCCGCTCCGAGCTGCTGCGCCAGAAGAAAACCGGCCTCGCCGCCGAGGTCACCCCGGCCAAGCAGGCGCTGTTCGATCGCGGCCACGCCGCCGAGGAATCTGCTCGGGCCATCCTGTCCGCGCAGCTCGGCGAGGATCTGTATCCGGTCACCTGCACCCGCGGCAACCTGCTGGCCAGCCTGGACGGCATGGACATGGCCGAGCAGGTGCTGTTCGAGCACAAGCTGTGGAACGAAGACCTGGCCGCCCAGGTACGCGCCGGCGAGCTCAACCCGCACTACTACTGGCAGCTGGAGCAGCAATTGCTGGTCACCGGCGCCGACAAGGTGGTCTTCGTCTGCTCCGACGGCACCGAAGAGCACTTCGTTTCCATGGAGTACTTCGCGCAGCCAGGCCGCGCCGAAGCGCTTGTAGCGGGCTGGGAGCAGTTCGCCGCCGACCTCGAAGCCCAGGAAGCGCCCGCCGCCAAGCCGGTCGAGAAGATCGGCCGCGCGCCGGAAATGCTGCCGGCCATCCACGTCGAAGTCACCGGCATGGTCAAGACCTCGAACCTCGACCAGTTCCGCAAGCTCGCCCTGGCGGCGATCGGCAACATCAATACCGACCTGCAGGACGATCAGGACTTCGCCGACGCCGAGAAGACCGTGAAATGGTGCACTGACGTCGAGACTCGCCTGGCCGCCACCAAGGATCACATCCTGGGCCAGGCACAGGATATCGATGCCGTGATCCGCACCCTGGACGAGGTCAACGAGGAAGCCCGCCAGGTACGCCTGCGCCTCGAAAAGCTGGTGAAGAACCGCAAGCAAGAGATCCGCGACAAGATCGTGCTGGATGCCAACGAGGCATTCCGCAAACACATCGCCGACCTCGAAGCCAGCTTCGGCGGCAAGATCCGCATGCCCGTCGTCGTCATCGACGTGGCCAGCGCCATCAAGGGCAAGAAGACCATCGCCAGCCTGCGCGACGCCGCGGATGCCGAACTGGCCCGCGCCAAGGTCGAGGCCAGCACCGTCGCCACCAGCATCAACCATAACCTGGCCACCCTGCGCGAGCAGGCCGCTGGCTTCGAGTTCCTGTTCCACGACGCCCAGCAGCTGGTGCTCAAGGCCAGCGAAGACCTGCAGGCAGTGATCTCCAACCGCATCACCGAGCACAAGCAGGCCGAACAGCTTCGCCAGGATCAGGAGCGCGAGCGCATCCGCCAGGAAGAGCTGAAGAAGATCGAGGACGAGAAGCTGGCCGAGCAGCAGGCAGCCGCCCAGCCTGCAGCGCCCGCCGTCGCACAGGCCACCGCCGCCGCGGAGCCTGCAGCCGTGCAGCCGGTCAGGCAGCAAGCACCGGCAGACGACGGCCAGCGCCTCAAGCTCGGCGATATCAACAGCACCCTCGGCTTCACCGTCACCACCGAATTCCTGCGCAGCCTGGGCTTCGAGCCCGCCAACCGGGAGCGCAACGCCGTGCTGTACCGCGCCAGCGACTGGCCGCGCATCTGTGCCGCCCTGGTCCAGCACATCAACAGCGTAGCGACCCAGAAAGCCGCCGCCTAACCACCACCTGCAACGCCAACCGCGCCGGCTCAAACCGGCGTGGGTTGGGGCTCCTACACCCTGAGGACACGCAAATGACCAACCTGATCAACGTTTTCGACTTCGAGACCACCGGCATTCCTGACTGGAAACAGCCCAGCGAAGCCGGCCACCAGCCCCATATCGTCGAAGTCGCCGCCCTGCTCTGCGACGCCGCTGGCAACATCATCGACCGCTACCAGGCGATCGTCCGCCCGGCCGGCTGGGAAATCTCGCCTGACATGACCGCCATCCATGGCATCAGCCAAGAGCAGGCCATGGACGAGGGTATTCCGGAAATCGAAGCCCTCGAAGGCTTCCTGGCCATTCACGCCCGCGCCAGCATCCGCGCCGCCCACAACGCCACCTTCGATGACCGTATCGCACGCATCGCGATCGCCCGCTACCACGGCAAGGACCTGGCCGATTCCTTCAAGGAATCCACCACCAAGTTCTGCACCTGCTACGAGTCGCGCCCGGTGCTGAACCTGCCAGGCAAGAAGCTGCCCACCCTGGCCGAGTCCTTCAAGCACTTCACTGGCGAGGATCTGGTGGAAGCCCACCGCGCCATGCCCGATGCCCTTGCCTGCGCACAGATTTACTTCGCCTTGAAAGGCATCCGCATGCCGGATGCCGCGTAACGGCCCGGATGGGCAGGGCGCGGCAAGGCTAGGCACGGCCGGGCGCGGCAAGGGCTACTCGATAGCGGTCTGGCGATTCACTGAGTCGCCTTTCCGGTGCCGAGAGGCATCAAGCAAGCCAAGGCAAGGCGCGGAGAGGCCAGGCCAGGCGCGGCAGGCTCCGGCAAGGGCTGTAACCAGCGGTCTACCGATTCTTCGAGTCGGTTTTCCGGTGGCGATAGCCACCCATTGAGGCGGGCAACGGCACGTCCGGGCAGGGCAAGGCCCGGCTTGGCTAGGCAAGGGCGCATAGCGCACACATTCATTGGAGAAGTCAGATGCAAACGATCAAGGTAAAAATCATCGGCACCCGTCCTCTGCTCATGCACAGCGACATTTTCGCCGATCCGCTGAACCCGCTGACCAAGGCGCACAAGGCGCTGACCAGCAAGCGGAAGAAAACCGACGAAGACCATGAAGCGATCGCCCAGTCCGAATGGCGCGGCGGCATGTACTTCGATGAAGAGCTCGGCCCGTATGTCCCAGGCGTGAACATCGAATCAGCGATGGTCGCCGGCGGCAAGCTCTCCAAGATGGGCACCCAACTCAAGCGTTCCGTCGAAGTCATGGACGAGCGCTGCAAGCTTGAATACACCGGTCCGCGCACCGTTTCCGGTTTGTGGGAACAGCGTTTCTACGACGCTCGCAGCGTGAAGGTACAGACCGCACGCCTCACCCGCTACCGCCCGCTTTTCCGCAAATGGTCACTGACCTGCGAAATCGCTTTCGACTCCGAAACGATCAACCGCGAGCAGGTCGTCAAGTGCCTTGAGGATGCCGGCCAATATTGCGGCATCGGCGACTACCGCCCGAAGTTCGGCCGTTTCTCGGTGGAGGTGCTGGCATGACCTCTTCCACTTGGAGCCTGGCCGGCGCTGTCGAGAAGTTCATCGCTGACAACTTCAACGATGGCGACCTGATCAGCCATGACTGGCTGTCCTGGGCGCTCGAACTTCCGACCCCGAAAACGGTTGATCAGGCGCGCGAAGCTCAGTTCGTCGCCATGAGCCGTATCGAGGACTTCAAGCAAGCGCTGCTCGAAGACCACTGCATCTACATCGTGTCCGTCCGTGGCCAGGGTTACCGCATCGTGCCGCCGCGCGACCAGGCGCGCCTGGCAGCAGCGCGCGCCCTTCAGGCAACCCGTCGCGAAGTGGCGGCCTGCCAGAAGGTCATGACCAAGACGCGCACAACACTGCTCAGCACGGACGAAATGCGCCGCCACACCGACACCCAACTCAAGGTCGCCGCCTTGGCTGGGATGCTCGACAAGCGCGGTCGCAACATCTTCGCCCTCTTCGACGGCAACAAAGCCCCAAACCAGGGAGCGTGATCATGCACCACGAAACAACACTCAACCTGCCGTCCCCGTCATCCAAGGAAGCCGAGCGTCAATGGCTCGCTGACAGACTGGCCGAGTTTCAGGCCCGGGGCGCGCAGGCAATTGAAGCACCGATCGAGAAGCGCCCACTGGTCAGCGGCCAGTGGCGCTCTCCCGACATGACGATCATCACCGAGTCCCGTCGCCATGAGCAGGCCGCCAAGGCCCTGCGCAAGTGCGGCCGCCCCGCCGGCTCGGTAGTCGAGGACAGCCCCGCCCTGGTCCAGCGCGCCCGCGCTCTGGCCGGCCTGGGCATCGCGAAGTCCACCGCAGCCAAGCGCCTTCAGATCGGCACCACCCGCCTTGAGCGTCTGGCCGAGAAGCACGGCATCCCCCAATACACCAAATCCCCCAAAGCCGCCTGAGGACACAGTCATGTGGTTCCGTAACCTGCTGATCTACCGCATCACCCAAGTCATCGACCTGGCCGCCGAGAAGCTGGAGGCCGCCCTGGCGAGCAAGCCCGCCCGCCCCTGCGCCAGCCAGGAACTCACCACCTACGGTTTCGCCGCCCCGCTCGGCAAGGGCACCGACGCGCCCCTGGTGCACGCCGTCGAAGGCATGCTGCTGATCCGCGCGCAGAAGGAAGAACGCATGCTGCCCGGGCATGTGGTCCGCGACGCCCTCAAGGAGAAGGTCGACGATATCGAGGCCAGCCAGCTGCGCAAGGTCTACAAGAAGGAGCGCGACCAGTTCAAGGACGAGATCGTCCAGGCCTTCCTGCCGCGCGCCTTCACCCGCAAGGCCTCGACATTCGCCGGCATCGACCCGGCCGCCGGCCTGATCTACATCGACGCCAGCTCGCCGAAGCGCGCCGAGGATCTGCTGTCCACCCTGCGCGAATGCCTCGGCTCCCTACCGGTGCGCCCGGTGTGCGTGAAGATCGCGCCGACCACCACCCTCACCGACTGGCTGAAAAACCAGAAGGCGGCCGAAGGCTTCTTCGTGCTCGACCAGACCCTGCTGCGCGACACCCACGCCGACGGCGGCAGCATCGCCGCCAAGCACCAGGACCTGACCAGCGAAGAAATCCAGCTGCACCTGTCCACCGGCAAGCAGGTCACCCAGCTGTCGCTGGCCTGGCAGGACAAGCTCTCCTTCGACCTCGACGACAAGCTGCAGATCAAGCGCCTGCGCTTCGAGGATCTGCTGACCGACCAGGCCGAACAGGACGGCGGCGACGACGCCCTGTCCCAGCAGTCCGCCAGCTTCTTCCTGATGATGCGCACCTTCCGCGAGTTCGTGCCGGAACTGCTCACCGTCCTGGGCGGCGAAGAGATCCCGCAAGGCCTTGGCGAAGAGCAAGGCCCTGGCTTCGAGTCTCGCCTCGAGGCGCGCGCCGCTGCGAACAACCAGGCGCGCCAGGTGGATATCGAAGAGGCGATCGCCCAGAACAAGGCAACCGAGATCGGCGACGGTACCGAAGACGATCCGCTTTACAGCGCCGCCGTCGAGTTCGTCCGCAAGAGCCAGCGCGCCAGCATTTCTGCCGTCCAGCGCAAGCTGCTGATCGGCTACAACCGCGCCGCCCGGCTGATCGAAGCGATGGAGATTGCCGGCGTAGTCACCGCCATGAACAGCAACGGCTCGCGCGAGGTGGTCCGCCATGGGTAACTCTCGCACCGCTGACAAGTTCGTAGTTCGCCTTCCCGATGGCGTCCGTGCCCGCGTCGACGCTGCCGCCCAGCTCGACCACACCAGCATGAACACCTTCGTGGTCCAGGCGATCGAGGAAAAGCTGGCCCGCGCCAAGCGCCAGGAACTGCTGCTGGATGCCCTGGAGCGCCAGGTCGAAAGCCAGGGAGCATCGGCATGACCGTCTGCTACGAGAAGTTCCTACAGCAGAAGGTCTGCGTAGCGCCGACCTATGGATTTGAGGTCGACCCGTCCCAGGTCAACCCGAACATGAAGCCGCACTGCCGCGCCATCGTGCCCTGGTTGCTGGCCGGCGGGCGGCGCGCGCTGTTTGCCAGCTTCGGCCTGCACAAGACGGTGATCCAGTTGGAGTTCGTGCGCCTGGCATCCGAGCATGCCGGTGGCCGGGGGCTGATCACCCTGCCGCTGGGCGTGGTTCAGGAGTTCCGCCGCGACGCAGTGCAGCGCCTGGGTTGGGCCGAGCCGCCGCGCTTCATCCGCAGCATCGAGGAAGCCGGCGAAACCGGGGTCTACCTGACCAACTACGAAACCGTGCGGGACGGCAAGCTCGACCCGCGCGACTTCGTGGCCACCAGCCTGGACGAGGCCGACGTGCTGCGAGGCTTCGGCGGCAGCAAGACATTCCGCGAGTTCATGCGTCTGTTCGCCGGCGATGATCGCCAGGCCGGCATCAAGACAGAGGGCATCCGGTACCGCCTGGTGGCCACCGCCACACCGTCGCCGAACGACTATATCGAACTGCTGGCCTATGCCGCCTACCTTGGCGTGATGGATGTTGGCGCGGCCAAAACCCGCTTCTTCAAGCGCAACAGCGAGAAGGCCGACGAGCTCACCATTCACCCGCATAAGGAAGAAGAGTTCTGGCTGTGGGTGGCCAGCTGGGCGCTATTCATCCAGAAGCCCAGCGACCTTGGGTTCAGCGATGACGGCTACACCTTGCCAGAGATCGACCTGCACTGGCACGAGCTGCCCAGCGACCACCGCCAGGCCGGCGCCGAGAAGGATGGCCAGGGCCGCCTGTTCAGCAATGCCGCCATCGGCGTGCAGGACGCGGCCAGGGTCAAGCGCGACAGTCTGCAGAGCCGCATGGCCAAGCTGATGCAGATCCGCGCCGAGAACCCCGACGCCCACCGGATCATCTGGCACGACCTCGAAGCCGAGCGCCACGCGATCGAGGCTGCAATTCCCGACGTGGTGAGCGTGTACGGCTCCCAGGATCTGGAGAAGCGCGAGCAATGCATCATCGACTTCAGCGACGGCAAGTTCGCCGAGCTAGCGGCCAAGCCCGTGGTGGCAGGCGCCGGCTGTAATTTTCAAAGGCACTGCCACCAGGCTGTCTTCCTCGGTATCGGCTTCAAATTTCGCGACTTCATCCAGGCCGTCCACCGCATCCAGCGGTTTGGGCAGACCCAGCGCGTCCGCATCGACCTCATCTACACCGATGCCGAGCGCGACATCCGGCGCCAGCTCGAACGCAAGTGGCGCCAGCACGACGAACAGGCAGAGAAAATGACCCAGATCATCCGTGAGTTCGGCCTGGCGCATGCCGCCATGGCCCAGCAGTTGGCGCGCTCGCTCGGCGTCGAGCGTGTGCAGGCATCCGGCGAGCATTACACCGTGGTGAACAACGATTGCGTGCTGGAAACCCAGCAGATGCAGGCCGACAGCGTGCACCTCATCTGCACCAGCATCCCCTTCGGCAACCAGTACGAGTACTCGCCGAGCTACAACGACTTCGGCCACACCGACGACAGCGACCACTTCTGGCAGCAGATGGATTTCCTGATCCCCGAACTGTACCGGGTGCTGCAGCCCGGCCGCGTGGCTGCCATCCACGTGAAAGACAGGATCACCCCCAGCGGAATCTCCGGTATGGGCTTTCAGGTGGTCGAGCCGTTCAGCGACCAGTGCACCACTGCATTCCGTAAACACGGTTTCGGCTTCCTGGCCCGCAAATCGATCATCACCGACGTAGTGCGCGAGAACAACCAGACCTATCGCCTGGGCTGGACCGAGCAATGCAAGGACGGTTCGCGCATGGGCGCCGGCATGCCCGAGTACCTGCTGCTGTTCCGCAAGCCCCCGACCGATCGCAGCAACGGCTATGCCGACGTGCCGGTGGTCAAAAGCAAAGAGGACTTCACCCGCCCGCGCTGGCAGTTCGACGCGCATGGGTTCATGCGCTCGAGCGGCAACCGCCCTCTGATGCCAGAGGATCTGGATGGCCTTGAACAGGCCGCCATCTTCCAACTGTTCAAGAAGCACAGCCTGGAAAACGTTTACGACTTCCGCCACGACGTAATGATCGCCGAGCACGTCGACAAATCCGGCTGGCTGCCCAGCAAGTTCATGCTACTGCAGCCGCAGAGTTGGCACCCGGACGTGTGGACGGATATCACCCGCATGCTGACCCTGAACAGCAGCCAGGCAGCAAAAGGCCGCGAGCAGCACATCTGCCCGCTGCAGTTCGATATCGTCGACCGCGCCATCGAGCAATACACCATGCCCGGCGAAGTGGTCTACGACCCGTTCGGCGGCATCGGCACCACCCCAGTCCGCGCCGTGAAGCTCGGCCGCTACGGTCGCGGCTGCGAGCTCTCACCTCCCTACTTCCTCGAAATGGCCAACTACTGCGCTGCTGAAGAACGCGGCTTGGCCATGCCCGACCTCTTCGCCCTGCTCGATGCCGAGCAGCAGGAAGGTGCGGAATGAGCGGCCTGAACATCTACCGCCACACCTTCATCGCCGAGTGCCCTGCAGACGGCGACCAGATCGTGTACAGGCTCGAAATTCGCACTCAGTCGATGGTGCACGTCGAGCATATCCGCACGGCAACTGCGCTGATCAAGCGCGGCTACCACGAATCGATCGCCGACCAACTGTTCAGCCAGTTCGGCGGCGAGCAACGCATCGTTGCCGTTCACCAGGGCGTCGAGATCGAAACCCTGAGGATGCCAGCGTGATGATCCATTACCACGGAACACCAGCCGGGGGCGGCCGACTTGACGCCGCAAAGTTCCTGACTGGCCGGCACGCCCTAGTTCCCTTCCCGCGCCAGGACGATATGGGCATTGTGGCCGAGGTCTGCCAGTCCTTCTGCTTCGACAACGGCGCGTTCTCCGTCTGGAAACGCGGTGGACAACTCGACGTAGACGGGTACATCCGCTGGGTAGACGACTGGCGCAAGCATCCAGGGCTCGACTGGGCGCTGATACCAGACGTGATTGATGGAGATGAAGACGCTAACGACCTGCTGCTCGAGCAGTGGCCGCAGCACCTGCCTGGCGTTCCAGTCTGGCACCTGCATGAGTCACTTGAGCGCCTGCAGCGGCTGGCCGGAGCCTGGCGAACTGTAGCAATCGGCAGTTCGGGCCAGTGGGCCACCCCTGGCACCGCGTCGTGGTGGAAACGCATCGGCGAGGCGATGGATGCAATTTGCGACGAGCCCGGGCGCCCTGCATGCCGGCTGCATGGTCTGCGAATGCTCGACCCGGCGATCTTCTCGCGCCTTCCCTTCGCCAGCGCAGACAGCACCAACGCCGCGGTCAACGGCGGCAGCGTCTCCCGGTTTGGCATGTACGTACCGCCAACCGCCGGCCAGCGCGCAGCAGTGATCGCCGACCGCATCGAAGCCCACAACTCAGCACCAGTCTGGCAGCGCAGCGGCCAGGTTGAGCTTGACCTTTGAAGGCCTGCCATATGACGACGCCAGTAGCTGTCCTATTCGCCCGGCAAGACAGCATCTACAAGACCCTGCCAGGCTGCGACGTTTACGACTCCGACAGGGATGCCAGGACCTTCCGAGGTGGTATGCCGGTTATAGCGCACCCCCCGTGCCGAACCTGGGGAAAGCTGCGCGCGTTCGCAAAGCCAAGGCCAGACGAAAAGGCCTTGGCGCCATGGGCAGTCGAACAAGTTCGCACATGGGGGGGCGTGCTCGAACACCCTTTCTCATCGGCACTTTGGCCTCATTGCAATCTGCCTGGCCCGGGGAAGCGCGACGCTTTCGGCGGTTGGACTCTTGTCATCGATCAGGACTGGTTTGGCCACAAAGCCGAGAAGCGGACGAAGCTGTACATCGTCGGAGTAGATCCCGCCGACATCCCGCCACTACCAATACGCCTGGAAGAGCCCACGCATGTGCTGGCCGCTGATAAACGTGCCGGCCCGGGCCGATCTTCTCGCCGCCTGCGCAAAGGTGAGCCTGGCTATCGACCAGAGATCAGCAAGGCCGAGCGCGAACACACTCCGCCAGCGCTTGCCGAATGGCTCGTTGAACTGGCTCGCCGCTGCGCCGATGGGCTCAGGAGGTCTGCATGAGCCGCCGCAAGCCCAACAACGCCCGCGCCCGGCTGGAGCGGTCCTGCCGGGCCATCCTGAGCAGCAATCACGTTGCCGTGGTGAGCATCAGCCCGAGCGGCTGGCAGGGCATGGTCAACTGGAAGCTGGCCAAGCGCATCCCGCCTGGCCGCCAGGTGGCCAATGCCCTCTGCGATATCCCGCATCGCTGGACGATTTATGTTGCCGGCCTGTGCGTCGATCAGTCGGGCAATCGGTACATGAAGAGCATCGAGGCCATGCCCGATGGCAACTACCTGGCCGCGCACCTGACGGACGTTATCGAAACCTGCGTGCTCGATCAGCGCGCCACCTGCAACCCGCGCCACCTGATCGGGTCCGGCTGGATCGCCATTCCCTGCCCTGTGTCGCTGACCGAAGAACAGGCCTACCGGATCTTCGATCTGGTTGGCGCCTGGAATCAGGTTCAGCAGGTGAGCGCATGAACGCCCCTATCTACTGCCGCACCACCGGCCTTCGGGTCGGTGTGTGCACCTGCATGCGCTGTAGCCCTCAACAACCGAGCAAGGACAAAGACCAATGAGCAACGACAAGACCCTGCAGCAGCTTCTCACCGACCGGATCGCTGCCTACACCGCCAGCGAACGCCCGGTTGAACTGATCGACGCCGGCATCGACAAGATGTTCAAGGAACTGGTGGGCGACACTTTCCGCAGCTACGGCGACTATGCCGACAAGATCAAGGAAGCGCTGAAGGCAGCACTACCGGCCAACGTAAGCGACTTCGTGCAGTTGGAGCGATACAACGCGCTGATCGCCAACGCACTGAAAGAGCGCTGGGCCAGCCTGGGCCTTGAATCCAGCCTGGTCGAAAGCGCAAACAAAGCGATCGACGAGATCCTCACCGATGGCGGCGTGCTCAAGGCCGAGTACACGCTGAGCGAGGTGCTCGAAGCGTTCATCGACAGCAACAAGGAACAGGCCGCCGAGAATCACTGGGAAAGCCCAGAGATTCGCATGGAAGAAATCGAGCAATACGGCAGCAAGTACATCCACCTGTACTTCGACCCCGAGCCGGAATCTTCCTACAAATCTTCTGGCTACGCCCGATCCGGTCGCAGCGAGTACCAGCTCAAGCACGCAATCCACATGCGTGTCGAATCCGAGCGCAAATCCGATTCCAGTTGGCGTCCTGACGATCAGGTCTGCGAGGTGTACTCGGCCAAGCTCGACGAAAAGAAGATCGGCGTAGCCATGAGCCTCCGCACCAAGTGGGAAAAAATCATCGCCGCCCTCTACTTCGGCAACGCAAAGCTGGTGATCGACTGCGACCCGCAGGATTTCAGCTACGGCCTGTACGACTGACCAGTTTAAACCAGCCCGGCCGGACTTCCCTGCCCGATGCCGCCGGCCAGGCCAGACAACGATTATCCCACACCTGTGAGGTGACCAATGAACAAGCAATGCGTTAACTGCCCTGGTGCACAAGATCACTCGACGGCGGAATGCCCAGTGATGAAAGAGCAAAAGATGGCTTCGGAGCGCTCGGCGTTTGAACAGTGGGTCGTTACCCGGAAGTTCGTTTCTGGCCAGGGCAAGCACTACGTTGAATCCTGCCTGCACCGCGACCTTGCTGGTGAGTACACCCAAGGCTGGGTGCATGGCGCCTGGGTCGGCTGGCAAGCGCGCACCAGCGTACTGGTGACCATGCCCCCGGAAATCCCCCGCTACCTGCTCGGCAAGATCGTCGACGAGCTGTTCGGCGGCGCGATCGAGGATACGAGCCCCATCGAGGACGTGTATCGGGTGATCGCCCGCGAACAGCCTTCCACCGCCGCAGCGCGCGATGTTCTGGCTGAGCGACACCGACAGGTGAACGTCGAGGGATTCCACGGAATCCGTGACAGCCATTACGTCAACTACGAGCTCTCGAAAGCGGCGCGCGCCTATATCGAGGTTTCTTGGCATGCGCTCAGCACCGGCATTCCGTGCGCAAAGCCAAAGTCCTGGCCATGGATGGACGGTTTCAAGTGGTCTGACGGTCGCACGATGCTGGTCAAGGCCGGCGCCCTGATCCTGGCCGAGATCGAGCGTCTGGATCGTGCCGAACAAGCCAAGCAGCAGGAGCAGCAGCCATGAATGCCCCAGCCCATCACACCTGCTGCACCTGCGGTTACACCTGGCTGCATGGCCAGAACGGAAGCCATAGCTGCACCGCCAACCTAGTGACCCAGTTGCAGGCGCTCAGCAAGATCACGCTCGCCACCGATCGCGCCCGCCGCGTCTATATCGCCGGCCCGATGACCGGCTACGAGCAATTCAACTTCCCCGCCTTCAATGCCGAGGCCGATCGCCTGCGCGCTGCTGGCTGGCATGTCGAGAACCCAGCCGATCATGGCCACGTCGACGGCGCCGAATGGGCCGATTACCTGCGCTATGACATTTGGCGCCTTGCCACCTGCGAGGCCATCCACCTGCTGCCAGGCTGGCAGAAGAGCCGGGGCGCCAAGCTCGAAGTGCACATCGCCAAAGCGCTGGGCATGAAGATCCGCTATGCCCACGGCGCCGAATCGGCCGCCGATCTGATGATCGACCAGGGCGCCGACTTCCTCATGATGCAACTGGCGGCCGAGCCGAAGCCAGACCCTGTAGAGGTATTCCTCGACGAGATCCGCGCAGAGCTGAAGCGCGCCAGGGCCAAGTTCCCCGGCGACCGCATCATGGGGCTGGCCCTGGCCGAAGAGTTTGGCGAGCTGATCAAGGCGATGCTCGACGAACCGGCGGCGAACGTCCGCAAGGAAGCCATCCAGACCGCAGTTATGGCCGCCCGCGTAGTGCTCGACGGCGACGGCTCGGTGAAAGAATGGCGCGCCCAGCAGGGCCTCGACCAGATCGGTGATCAACATGGATAAGCCCATCACCGCCACCGTCATGAACAGCGCCCTGCAGGCCGTGATCTGGCAACCCTACATCGAGGACCGCGGCCCGGGCGAGCCGGCCATTCTGGTTGAGCGCGACGCCAGCGGTCTGCTGGTACTGACCCAGGAAGGCCGCCAGGTACTGATCCAGCCCGAGACCCTGCCAGCCCTGGTCAAGGAACTGAAACGCCTATCTACCGGAGGTAAGGCATGAACATCGAAATCACCACCGTGAAGAAGCTGCGGATCGGCGACCTGATGGGCGAGCCTTACAAGCTCGACCCTGTATCGGTGATCCTCGAGGACTACGAACCAGGCCGTGGCCGGATCATCATCGAGTGCGCTGGCGAATCGTGGTCGGCCTGGTGGGGCGCCATGAGCGGCCGCACCGTTGCGCAGTTCGTCTGCGACTGCGGCGCCGACTACATCATAGGCTGCATCGCCAGCCAGGTACGTGAAAGCCGTTTCTCGGGTACCGCCCTGCATGCCCTGGCCAAGCGCTCCGTGATTGCTCGGCGCCTTGGTGAGGGCGATTACTGGGAGTATGGCGATCGCCTAGACAAACATGAAGCGGCAGAACTGTGGAGCGAGCTCGACGACCTTCTCGGTGTCGAGAGTGATCAGGCCTGCTGGCGGCACTCCGATCTGCTTACCCGACTGTTCGGGGATGAATGGTGGCACATGGCGTCGACGGCCACTGAGCCGAACCCGGCATACCACTACCTGCAACGCCTGGTCGCAGCGGTACAGGCCGGCCTGCCCGAAGGCGGGCTGGCCCAACCGAAGAAAGGCAGGGCTGCAGCATGAACCACCAACCCAAAGCCGGCCGCTGCCGCGCCTGCACCAAGCTCTGGGAGGACTGCAGCGCGCTGCCCTTCCACACCATGCCCATTCATCGCCAGGACGGTACCGACGTGATTGTGATCTGCACCGAGCACGTCAAGGGCGCCAATGTGGCGCCCTCGAAGACACCGCAACGCCTGTACCTGAGCGGGCCGATGACCGGGCTTCCGGCCTTCAATTATCCCGCGTTTCACGCCGAGGCCGCCCGCCTGCGCGCCCTTGGCTACCACGTCGAGAACCCCGCCGAGAACCCGCCCCAGGATAGCTGGGAAGCCTACATGGCCGTCTGCATCCCGCAGATGCGTACCTGCGACACCATCGCCCTGCTGCCTGGCTGGTCGGAGTCGCGCGGAGCGCTACGGGAACGGCAGGAGGCGGTTCGCCTCGGCATGACCATCACGCCGGCTGCAAAAATCACCGAGCCGACGAACGGTAAAGCCAGCAAAAAGGCAAATGGTATGCCTATTGGTATGCCAGATTTTCAGGAAACCGCACAAGCCCAATAA